AACTACTTGTTGAAATTGTCTAACTCCTCTCAAAACTGCCAAAGTACCCGCAGGAGCCTTATGTACACCTCTCGAATCATCAGTTCTTGCTATCAATCCAGCAATATGCCCCATCAAAGGCACATAAGTTTTCCCTTGATTTAATGGGTCTTCAACTTCACCCCAAGGATAAAACAAAGCACCAAAAGATGTTGCATTCAAAGCACCTGCCCATGTCTCTGCATCTGTAACATTGGCTCCAGCCTTAACTGAAACAAGAGCAATACAATCCTTTCTGCTTTCACAATAAGTAAAAAGATCATTTTGAAGTCCCTGTAAATCTGCATCTGTAGGGCTACCCGAACATGAATGAATATCCGGATCACAAAGAAGTGTTATTGAATCAACAGTATTAAACGCTTGTGTTGTAGCAATAGCCGTACTATGATTCGTTACACTTGGTTGCAAAGTACCATCACTACCTGAAGTAAGAGTGCTTGAACCTACAGCCGGTCTATTTGTAGGAATCGCACTCGCTGAATCTAAATCTGTGGTTACAATATAATTTGAGCCTGTAAGATCATCATTTACTACAGTCTCAACGTAATTTGGAGCAATTTCAAGACCCGATGTTCCCGCTCCTCCCATAGTCAAATATTTCCATTCTTCAACTGTAACATTATTGTACTTGACAATAAGATCAAACTCTTGACTTATCACTGTATTATCAATAGCCTGAGCCGAACTAAGCCCTGAATCTATAGTAATAACATTTGCTGACCTATCTACTGCTACTACAACATGATATTCTGGCCCAGTCTGAAATTCCAAAATACTCCCTGGATAAATTCCTTCAGTTGAAGCAACTGTTATATTTGTATCTCCTATATTTGCCGCAGTACCTGAAATCTTCGTTGAAGCAAGATTACTATTCGCTATATCAACTACAATATTATTCCCCCATGCTCCTCCATTTTTTGCATCAATTTGAAGAGTATTTACTGGAGTTGTAGCCTGATCTACAACAGTAACTCCTGCTGTAACTTCATTACCATCTGTAATCCTTAAAACGTAACAACGACTTCCACCATTAGCAAAAAACCCGAAAACTGCATAAGCCAAATATGATCTTGTATTCCCCCAAGTAAAAAATCCTCCAAAGGTATCCTCAAATTCCTTCCAACTTGTAATAAGAGTTGGAGTACCAACAGGGCCTTTTTTAGCCCAACCTATAAAAGCCCCAACAGATGTAGCAACTCCCTCAATAGGTCTGGCTCCTAAAGAAACTTCCTCTATAAACACACCTGGATGTTGATATTGAGCCATTTACTTCTCCCTCCTCTTTCTATTTTTCTTCAAAACCAATTCCTTATTAGAATCAAAATCTGCATTTTCTACTTTAAGAACTATCAAATCCTTAATCCTAACTAATCTTTGAATATTTTCATCTCTAAATTCACTTTCTGATAACTTAACTACTCCTCTAACCGGAAAATAATGATCTTTTTTATCTTTTACTTTAATAGAAATTGCAAAATTTCTTCTGTTCTTACAATAATAAAATTTTCTCATTTATTCACCCCCATTACGGAAAATTCGTCCAAGGAGGGCCAGAAACTTCTGAAATTTCTATAATAGCAGTTTTAGCCAATTTCTTTGTTACTGGTACAGGTGAAATCATTTCTGTCTCTATTGAATACCCCAATATTTTTCTTAAAATTCGCTTTTCCCCAAGAATATCTGCATTTCTAAAATTCACCATTTCAACATTATAAGTCTCTCCTCCAAATCGAATATAACTAAATGCCGGAAGTCTTGTCAATACCTGACCTAAAATATCATCCAAATTAGCCTGATATAAACTATAAATCTGAAATTCATAATTCAAATCAAATGCCTCTGGAAAATTTCTTACCTCTACATCTGAAGTAGAAAAATTTTCCAATATATTATCCACATCATCTCTCTCCAAATTAGAACTCATATCAAGCATAAAAATAGAAATTGCCGGATAAATTTCCTCCTTAAATTCTTCTTCAGGTGGAGCAATATGAACTGGAACTAAAATTCTCTCTTTATTTCCACTGGAATAATTATCATAATATATATCCCCAAGAACACTAAGTAATTCCCTATTTACATCTTTCAAAAATTCATGCTTTACCCCAATAATTTCATCTATCCATAATCTAACTCTTTCTGAAGTCAAAATTGTAAATCGTAACTTTGTAATCCCATTTATAGTTGAATCTAAAATATCCCCCAAATAAAATCTCCTATGCTCCCACCAATTCACAGAATACAAATCAACCAGAAATTCATTCTCCGTCGGATCAACTTTCCCAAATCCAAATTTAATTAAAGCCGTATCTCCAAAGCCCTTTTTTGTACCTCTAATCCAAAATCTTACTTCATCCATCTCTGATAAATCAACAGAATCAGAAAGAGTCTTATCTATAATAACTCCATTCGATCCCGCTGATATATTCAAATAATTTGATCCAATACCTTCTTTCTTTTGAAAAGTATCTACCGAAATTGTAACTAAACTTGGATCAGAAACCGTCCAAACAGAATCCATTGTATCCAAAAGAATTTCACTCATTTTTTCATACTACTCAAGAAAATTCCAACTTCAGTCTTTATCTTCGGAATTTCTTTCAACATTTGCCTTGCCGCTGGACCAAACAAAGGTCTTGGAGGTAAATGCTTTGTGGGATCACCATGTTCAAGTAATTCTGCTAATTGCTCCATAGTTTTTCCACTCGACTTATGTTTTGCTTTTGTTGCTCCTGCAAATACAACCCCTTTACGAATTTGAATAATTCTTAATTTCCTCTTAAACTCTCCTGTTGCTACCCATATACGAGGATCAAGCCCCATTTTCTTTTTCATTGCTTTCCACATAGGAGACAGGAGAGGAATATCAGAGGGCTGTTCATCAATTCTTTTTCTAACTAACTCAAGATACTTCGTTGAAGAGTGATATAAAAACATCTTATCCGCAATAGAAATATTTCTCGAATATCCTCTTAAATAAGATGGAAAATCTTTCCACCCCATTCCTGAAATTTTCATTCCAATATTCATAGCCCTGGGCTTACCTTTTTTGCAAAAATTTTAATTGTAACATCATTGTCTAACATCTTAGTAAATCCTACTTTAACAATATCATATCTTTTACCATTAAAAATCAAACAATCTTTTTCCCAATGATCTAAATTTATTTCTCTTTTTTCTATCTCCTGATTAGTAGTGGAAACCATTAAATCTACGTCAACTGAAAGCCCCACCAATTTTAATTCTTCTGAAGATGGAGTCTCTGTAATTACACCTCTAAATGTTCTTCCAGAATGAAAACTCTTCCTTAAACTTTCAGAATAAACACCATCTTCTTCAGATGTTTCAGAATCAAATTTTTGATATTCTACATCTCCACCAAACAAGTACAAAACAGTGTTCAATTTTGATATAAGGGTCTTTGGACCAAAATACCCACTAAGTTTATTTCCATAACTCATCCTACCCTACACTTTACTAAAAGAGTAGACTCAAATGAATTTTCTCCCGAGGTATATCTAAAATACACAGTATAATCCTCATTCTCTGTCATATTATAAATTGTAACAGACACTATATTTTCTACCAAATTTGGAATACCTTTAATAACAGTCGCAGATACATCAACTCCAGAAGAATCTAATACTACAACATCATCTAAAACTGGAGTCTCACCATATCCAACATTTTCCCCAATATCAATAGACAACAAATGAGTCTCATTGGGACTTATCCTATGAATCTCAGGAATAACTCTCATCTATTAGGCTCCAAGAAATGTTATTTCCCAATCTACTTGAAGTGTATCAGAAGTTGTAACATTTACAGCCGTAGAAAATAACCCACGAGCCATACAGTCACCAGCCGCATGAGTTGCACTATTTATCAAAGCCGCTTCAATTATACCTGTTGCATTCAAATCTCCTGCCTCAAAAGAAGCCCTATACTGAACCACATTATCATCAGTCAAACCCCAAGTTCCTTTCAACTTCGGATACCCTGTATCCAATATCTCAGGAATCCCAGTAACTGCAATAACCCCTGTATCCGCTTTTGATGGAGCAGTATTTGATGTTCCAACTTCCAAATAACTAATCATAGCCCTTGCATCAGTAGCACTCATATGATCTGCAATCAAAGCGTCTCCTTGATCTACAACCAAATTATTTGACCATCCAGTATCCTCTTTTAAGTTTCCTTCTTTATCAAATACTCTTGCTCTCAATCGACCAAAAATTTTAATTTCACTCATTATAGAAACCATAAATTCCTCCTTTACTTCAACTTTTTAGGAATTATACAAAAGAACTTAAAACCATCTTTTTTTGCCATATACTTATAATCCCCAGAAGGTCTCTTATTTGGAGACTTATTAGCACAAAAATCCATTAAATTTGCCTGAAAAAACTCTGGAGAAACTTGAATTGCATATCCTTTATCCTCTACAATCCCTTCAGGTAAATTAACTTTTGCTTCCTTCTTTTGAAGCAAAAATTTTTCAAAGTCTTTATTCACTTTACCCTCCTTTTCTAACCACAAAATTCAAAGTTCTCTTAACAACACGAAATAACAAATTTTCTTTCTCACTTACAAAATTCAAAATCCTTCTCTGAGAAGAAAAGAAATAAAGTATAACCTTTTCTATTCCCCTCAAACCCGCAGAAACAATATCCGAAATTCCGACTAAATCAACAATTTGTCGAAAAAATGTCCCTGTTTTAATCAAACTATCTTGAACATTTACCCCATCAAAAATCACTTGATGAATCATTCCTAATGAAGCATTAACCCAATCACTAATTCCAACTGTTTCAACCTCACTTCTTACAAAATTTACTCCCCTTGAAATTAAGTCACTCACTCCAACAGAATCAATAATATTCCGAGAAAATGATTCTACTCTAACAAATATATCAGATATTCCAACTAAATCTACTAATTGCCTAAAAAAGGAGCCAACCTTATTTACAGAATCAGTAATATTCAAAGTATCAATAATACTTCGACTTAACATACCAATTTTAGAAACCATATCCGTAATTCCAACTACATCAAAAATATTTCTTAAAAAAGCAACTTGTCTTGAAACTATATCTGATATAGAAACTGAATCCCCTAATTGCTTAAAGAATGTTCCAGTTCTTAAAACTATATCCGATATTGAAACTGAATCTCCAATAAATCTAACAAATACCCCGAAAAAATTCAAATTATCGGAAATACTTTCTTGGTCATACAAATTTCTCAATTTATAAACCTGATTGGAAACAGTATCTGTAATAGAAATAGAATCTATTTTACTTCTAAAAAAAATTCCTACTTTATAAACATTATCTGTAATTCCAACCGAATTTACAAGCGACCTTATAAATGCTTCTACATTTGATACTATATCACTCACTCCAACAGAATCTATTAAGGTTCTAACTAATCCTCTACTTTGACTCATTAAATCAGTTATACCAATAGAATCAAAAATTTCTCGAACAAAAGAACTACTCTTTGAAACTACATCAGTTATTCCAACAGAATCAATAATATTCCGCAAAAAAGATTCTACCACAAAAATAGAATCTGTAATATTTACACTTTCACTAAAATTCCGAAAAAATACTCCTATTTTAGAAACTACATCTGTAATACCTACATTATCTGCTAAACTCCTTGCAAAGACACCTATATTTGTCATTATGTCCGATATAGATACTGTATCTGCTAAACTTACTGCTATGCCTTCTGATAAAGATACCATATCTGTAACTCCAGCAGAATCAAAAATAGACTTAATAAAATTTCCTCCTTTACTCAATACATCACTTATTCCAAGTGAATCTACAGCAAGTTTCTTATATGTCGCCATTTTATTCATATTATCATTTATTCCAACAGATTCCGTAAGTAATTTACTATACGTTCCAATCCTATTCATACTATCAGATACTCCAACAGAATCACTTACTTTAGAAAAAGTTTTTCCACCAAACCAACTTGAATTTGATCCTTCAATAAGATCATAATTAAATCTTCCATACATAGTCGAAGTAAAACTTACAAACCCAAATCCCATTTTACCAGCAGATACGCCATAAGTATTTTGTACAAAATTTGAAGCAATAACATTGCCATCTATTCTAAACTCTGCTCCTCCAGCAGAAGTATCACCACCTTTATACCAACACTCCAATCTATACCAATGATCTGACTCTAAATCATAAGGATAAAAAGTATTGATAAATTGCGTTCCAAATCTATCCCAAGCCTGACATCTAACTCTATAACCTTGCCCTGAAACCCCAGTTCTTCCAAAACCTATAGTTGCAAAAACTACCGCTCCACTTGTCTCTATTTGTAACAAATTTCCAACATTTACTGCTGATTGCTGAAAGTATGTTGACGATGAATACTTAAAATAAAACCTATAATAAGAACTTACTTGACTTGCAAAACCAGCCCCTAAATACCCAGAAACATTGTTCTCACTTCCTAATTTTTCTACTTGAAATCCATACGACCCATCTACAGCAATAGCAGGATATGTAAGCACTACTCCTGGATCATATACTTCAGTACTAAAACTTCCTTTATTCTGACTTTCAAAACTTTCAGAGAAAAAAGTCGCCATTCACCTATCCAAGTATAGACTTATAAGCCCAATTAGAAAAAGCATCTAAATCCACATAACCTCTTTTCAAAACTATACGAAACTCATTCATATCAAAATATGGATCAATCTTTTTAGAATCAACCTCCTTATGCCCTAAAACAGAATCAATACTTATTAAATATAATTCCACTCTAACTAAATAAGCACACATAATCAATGCTGACCAAATCTGTTTCGGTGTAGGATATACCTCCGGAGTTGAAATTAAACATATTCCAATACTATTTTCATTATAACCCAAAGCATGAGCACCAACCTCTCCTAAAAAGTCGTATGGATTATCGTTCAAGTCTCTTCCAGGCATAATCAAACCATCAAGACTTGAATCATAACGTTTTTTTCTCCAATCATCTTTTGTTAAAAATCCATTTCCTATAACAGCATTATATCCTATATCTTTCCATCCTCTTTCTAAATGCCATCTTCTAATAGTCTTAACATCACCAAACTCTGATGCAGACCCATGCAATATAATTTCATTTTTTTCCATTAGTCTTTATCTTTGCTCTTCCCCAGATATAAGCACACACCGGGGCCAAGGCGCCGGTGAATACCGCATCGAGTTTGCCAAGCATCGCCAGATGGTAATACATCCAGACGATCACAGCCGTGAAGATAGTCTCCGTGGAGAATAGACGCTGTACACGGCCTTGTATCCATTGACTCCATGTTTCTCGCATTTCTTACCTCCTATCATTATTCAAAGTATCAAGTTTCCGCTCGATTCGTTCCAGACGACTTTTCATATCTTGAGCCATCTCATCAAATTGATCTCGTGATACATAACGCTCATCACAACCCTCAGCACGACGTTCGATATTACGGAGTCTATAGCCCATCACCTGATAGGAGCCCCAGAAGCCCAAGATCACTGCACCGAAGGTCATTGCTGCTGGTAGATACTCGTACATACCTTCTAATCCTCCCTATTACAAAACAGTAACTTCAATCTCATTGGATTGAACTAACAAATCAGATGAAACAACTGTCGAGGTATTCCAAGTCCACATCTTGTAAAAATAACTTCCAGAACTTAAACCTGTATCTACATATTCAATAACTCTTGGATCACTTACCACTTTTATTAAATCATTATCTCTTGTAACACCAGAACTTTGGCTCCTGTAAATTTCATGTTTCAAAAAATCATAATCTGAAATTTTCTGCCATAACAAAGTAACATCTGATCCTGAAACACTTCCGCTTAAAACCATCTTAGTTGGAGCCAAAACAACTCCTCTTGGCTTAAATACCTGATGTAATCTATCCCAAATAATCAACTGAGAATCAACTACATGACCTCTACCAGCCCCTTCAAAATATCTCTCCTTATATTCTGATGCTAACTCAAGCCATGACTTGAAGGGACTATCCAACCCGGATTCAGAAATAGATAAATCTCCTCCAGACGTAGAATAAGAACTTCCATGCAATCCTTCTCCTTCTTCATTCGACACTGAAGAAAATTCATCTAATTCTTCTGCTGACCGTAATTGGGCCATAAAAGCCGAAGCCAAAAAAACAATAAGATATTCATACTTAGCAGGTAAAGTTGCTATTTGATATTCTCCATCATTAAAAACGTTCAAAGCATCATTTATTGCCTGCAAATAAACTGCATCCTCAAACAAATGCTTTGTGAATAAAAAAGCATCTTTTCCAAGACAATCTAATTCCTCAACAGGAATCAATTCAAGAGAAGACGTAGAAGAAAATACTTTTCTATTTCTTTGTGCTAAATAACCATCAACTGAATTTATCGCTAAAACTAATTCTCCAAGAGTATCATAATTGACATCTGCAAGAGAATAATTCAAATCTACTATTGAGCCTCCAATAACTGACGTAACAAAATATCCATCGGATGTAATTTTAACTGTAGCCTTTGATGCCCCTCTCGAATCAACTTTAACAGAAATAGCGGATATTTCTGTTTCAATATCCGCTATTTTCCGTCTTACCCGTGAAATCAGATCGGCTTGATCCGCCATTTATTTGTTCCTTCGACTTAAAACCCATACCCATATTTAATGCTTCAGAAGAAAGGTTTTCCAAACGTTCTTTTCTTTTCTTCTCTAAAAATCTTTTAATTTTATCTGTCATAAATCCACTCTTTGGAACTCCAAATTTAATGGCCTCTTTTTGAAACCGTTGCTGTTGAAATTTATCTAATCCCTTCGGTTTCATAAAAGAAAATTTATTCATCTTCTATTACCTCATAGATAATGCTACCCACCAAAAAGATAAACCAGACGTTGGTGCCGTAGAACTACGAGATACTGTAACTGCTCCATCTGTAATTACTCCATCACTAAAAAAGTGCTCATCAGAAGCATAATCTACTTTTGGAAGAATAACCAAACAAACATTCTGATCTTCATCCAAGTTCGTAAATACTTCCACAGTCAATCCCGTCCCAGTAAAACTTGCATCACCCCATGATAAAACCTTTCCAAAAGGTGGCAAAGCATTCTTTTTGCTCATTTAGACCTCCTTAGACAAAAGGGCAAGATATTCCTTGCCCTTAAATCAAATTCAAATTTTCAGCCATTAACAACCTACCGAACCAGAAGATTCATTCGTTCCAAAGCATCATATACTCCAGAAGGAACCTTCTGACTTTTTCCAGCCAAAAACTTATAACTTTTTCCCCCAACTTTAATCGTTATATCTTTTGTAACAACAACTTTAGTATCAGTAGGCACTGCATCCCTTGTTACAACCTTCTTTACTACTTTAACAGGATTTTTTTTATCAACTTTTCGGGCAACCTGTTTATCCTTTTTAACCATTTAATTTTCCTCTTAAGCAGACTCCATCAATACAGCATTATTTGCCTCAATCAACCCTGTACCCCAAATAGCGTACCAAGCCAAAGCGTGCTCCCTACCAAAATCAGTAACACCATTATCCCTCAACTCTACTGGAAGTCCTTGAGCCCATGCCAAACAATAATCACCAAACATAACTGCTTCATAAACAAGAACCGTACTCTGAACCGTAGTCATCATAGTTGTTGAAACAAACCGAACATCCTCATATCTTCCAACTTCGCCAGTAAACAACTGACCTGGAGCACCATAAGAAGAAGCAGAAATCCAATCAGGATCATCTCTCAAACTCCTCAACTGATGAGGATGAGCAAAACAAATATAAAAATCCCCATTAAACTTTGGGGCATCTGCTGATTCCAAATCTTCAACTGCATCTTTAATCAAATCTGTATCAAAAGTATTTGCCGCAGTCAAACTCGCCATATCCGCTACATTGTCAGCATACCGAGTATTTCCTGCTCCATTTATTACAGCAGTCTGAAGTTGAGTATCAAGAACTTTAGCCATATTTCTACCAAGCAATTTTGCCGCTTCGGACAAAACATCATGAGTAGCCGTCTGAAGCAAATACTCTGAAACAGCCGTAGCCTTACCTTGCTCTGCCACAGTTATACTAACCGTAGTTGCAGCCAGAGCATCATAAGTCATCTGAACACCTTCAGTAAGAGCACCACCTCCTGCAAGATCAGAATACTTCGTAAACTGAATAGTCTGCCCAGGAGTTTTTCCAAGTTCAGTTTTCTCTTGAGCAAACTGGGCAAACTTCAATACCGGCATTGCAGCGTAAAAAATCTCCTTACTATATACCGTCTGCAATACTTCCGGCAAATTAGTTGTCGTAGTAAGCGTAGACATTTATTCTCCTCCATTCAAAGGAGACCCTACTTTAGACCAAAACTCCTTTTAGGAGGTTTAGCCCCAATAACCTTCCAAATCTCGCTACGACTTTTTTCATACTCTTCTGGAGACATATTCTTTATTGCTTCCGCAGTAAATTCCGGAATTTCTACTCTTTCCGTTCGACTAATTACTCCAAAAGTCTTCTCTGGACCTGGACTTACACTCTCTATATTTGAGTTTGTAGAGCCTCTCTTTTCCTCTAAAAGTACCTCTTTTCTAATACTTTCGTAAGCCATTTTAGCCTTATCAATACTCTCATCAATTTCTTCTTTACTATTTCCCCCCACCAATTCTGGGACAAGTTTTCCTTCTGCTTTATTAAGTTTTTCCAATCTATATGCCTTTAATTCTGATTCATGTACTGCTTGATTAAGAGCCTCAATATTAGCAGTCAATTCTTCTATCTTCTTCATTGTAGCCTTATCTTTCTTTTGCTTCAACCGTTCTAATTTTTCCTTTTCAGAAAGTTTTTCACTTTCCAATTGCTCTACTGTTTCTGACAACTCTGATAATTTATCATTTAACTCCTTAATTTTCTTATCCCTTTCTTTTATTTTTTCTCGTTCTCTCTCTAAAGATTTATACATTTTAGCCTTTTCAGTTGCTCTTACTTCCTCCCTAATATTTCTTATTTCCTCCAGTATTTCTGGAGATTTCAACAAATCCTTATTTTTTACTTGCAATTCTTCATCATTTGCTTCCTCTTTATTTTCAATAGAAGGTTCTACTTCAGTTGAACTTACTTCTTTAATATCATCTTCTTTTTCCATTTTCTCTCCCTATCTCACCTTACAGTTTTTGTATCATAAGCCGGATTAGGACCGGGTCTTCCTGATGCAACCTTACCAGACTTCCTCATAGCCTTACTATAAGCAAAAGTCATAACTGAACCACGCATCGCTCCACCAAGATTAGGCCAAGGGCCTTTTCGAGATGGACCTTGAGTCTGATTCCTTGTAGCCATTCTTTAACACCTCCTTTCAAACCAATTTATTCTAAATATAACTACACATCAAAACATTTGTCAAGTATTTCTACCAAACTATTCTATCTTCAACCTTTGGTTTTCCTGGAGCACCATGTGTTTCAATCCCAGTTATATAACTTGTACGAGTTGTATCCGAATAATTTCCAAACGTATTATAAGCAAAAACTGTAAAAGAATAAATAGTCTTAATATCTAATCCAGTAACTACAATCTGAGTATCTGCTTTTGCAACAGATGATTCTGGAGGAGCAATTCCAGTAGTATCCATTATACCCCAAACAGGAATTGTTCCTTGTTTATATCTTACAACATACCCAGCAATATCTGCTGAATCTCCTTGACTAAAAATCAAATTGACTGAACTTGATCCTACTTCTAAAGTATCTACATTTGTAACTGGATCAGGATAAACCCTATTCAATGTTTGCTCTGTAGCATAAGCCCCACCATTAGACCCGGTTGTATCAGCATACTGCATCAATGAATCAAAAGGAAAAACTGATACAGAATAATACTGTCCAGCCAATAATCCATTTATCGTCATTGTAGTATCTACCCGAGACAATGAAGAATCTACTATTACCGTTCCTGAATCTTTTGAAGGTGGATACTGTTCAAACCCCACTTTATATCTTCCAGCATATCCCTTCAAATCAGAATCTTGATTTCTCTTAAATATCACATCAAGACTCGTCTCTGTTGCATTTATTAACTGAACTCCTTGAGCCGGATTTGGAGGCCAATTTCCATGCGTATTAACTGTTACTGATGATCTCCCCAATGAATCAGCAACAGAATAATTCTGATTTTCATCAAAAGCAAATACTGATACTGAATATGTACTTGCAGAATCCAACCCAGTAATCACTAAACTTGTATCACTTCTGCTCAATGATGAATCTTGAGCAACAACTCCTTGACTCCTTGAAGTAGGTGCCGTAGAACCCTGCAAATATGTTGCAACATATCCTGCAATATCAAGTGAGTCCCCTTTATTCCAAACCAAATCTATACTTGTAAATCCAACAGATGTTGTATCAACACCTAAAACATTATCTGGAGCCAAACTATCCCCTTTAGAAAAATAAACTACTAATTCAGGTCTTTTTGCCTGATCTAAATACTCGCTCGATGCAAAAGCATGACTATCTGGAGATTTATGCACATCCCACAATTGTACATTCAAAAAATCTATTGGAACCGTCTGGCCTTTAATAACCTTTCTCATCAATGCTGTAACATCAAACTTATACTCCCCATAAGAACTCAAATAAATTGAATCTATTGCTGACCCTCTACCACCCCCAGAATCCCATTTAATAGTATTCCCCATAGGAGATGCCCATGTAGCCAAACTATCCACCCACGAGTCTATACAAGCGTATAACACTATTGTATCCTGCCCTCCAGATACAAAATTATACTTCACAAAACTTGAATCTATTATATCATAAGGATGCACCAAACCAGAAAGATCAAATTGACTGTAACCATATCTCCAAAAAGTTGAATCTGGTCCAGGATCATTTTTTACCAATATTGTCGCATTTCTTCCATAATTAGTATTCCTATCACTTCCATCCTTTGTAAAAGTATCAAATGTTCTCCCCTTATAATCTGAACTACCTCTTTCTCCAACCGTAAAAGAAGAGTAAGACAATTCAAGAGTTGTAGAATCTGCCCATGATCCAGAGCCTAAATTTGAATAATTATTGCTTTCATCAAAAGCAAAAACAGAAACCGAATAATTTTCCGAAGAATTTAATCCATTTATTCTAAATGTTGTATCTAATCTTGAACTTGTAGTTCCCCAAAGTTGTCCAGACTGATAATTTACTGGAGCATTATTTAACCCAACATTTGCTTTAATCATATACCCCGCAATATCAAGAGAATCCCCTTTATTCCAATGAAGCCTCATCCATGTTGTACCAACAGAATCTATTGAAACCCCTCCTACCATATCAGGAGGTAAAACATCTCCTACTGGAGCCAAACCATACAAAAAATAACTATCTCTAAAAGGTATTTTCAAACTATCATTAACAATAGAATAATCATTATGTGCTGAATCACTCCAAACATAAGCAATATGATCTGTAATTCTTGCCGCTTGAATTTTTCTATAGGTAGAATCTGGCCCTGGAACATCAACTTTAACCGTATCCTGCTCACGTAGATTAACTCCAACCCATCCATGCTCAAATACTCTTTGATAACCAATAAATCCCAGGGAATCTCCTGCTGTCTTTGATGGAATCAACTCTACATTATCTATCCAAATTGATCGAGATTCATTATTTCTTAAAATTGGAGTTATTCCAAATTCAACCTGTACATTTGTCAATAAACCTGAAGTCCTATTTGTATCTATTTCAACTGGAATATAAACTGTTCTCCACATTTTAGGAATATGAACACAATCTACTCTATATAAAGTTCTATTTGAATGTATTCTAACTCCAATCAATTTGGAATCAATAGATCGAGCATCAAACTTCAAAGTATACTCCGCTTGATTATTCAAAGAAAAAGTATTTGATCCAACTGCAAAATCATAAAAATCATTCTCTGGAACATTTATATTTCCATCTCTCCTATTAACATTTATCTGAATTTTCATAGCCCCAGAACCTGATTTAACCACATCTGTAACCCTTGAAATAGAAATTGAATCAGAAGGCACTCCAGAACCTGATACAGACCATCCACTTAAATTTACATCAAATGTTCCATTCGTAATCTTATTCTCTTTTGAAAAATTTAACAATAAAGGTCGCCATTTATCTACAGGTTGTCCTAACCACCATCTATTAGGCCCAACACTATCTGGATTTGTAGAAATACCATTTGAATCAACAAAATACTCATCTCCCCAAACTGCATGAGGTTTTGCGTATTTCATTTTAGTCATTCCATTCCCACCAAATATTGTCATCAACCCAAGATTGAATCTTTCACTTCTAATTGCATCCTTTTCATTTGATGCAGATACTAATTGTGGTAAGTAATTATTGCTATATGAGGCATATCTATATCTTTTTGCTTGAGTCAATTCAAGCAAATTATCTAAATCATCTCTATAATTACCTGCCCACCTACCATTAGTTAAATCCCAGGGGCTACCACCCCAACCAATCTCAGCCAAATTCATAATTTGAACTAAACTATCTTCTATTCCCATAAAAGACATACCTCTTGCATTTACAGACAAATAAATTAAACTATCATTTTGACTTTGAAACATACTTGCCGCCCTAATCAATGCAGAATCACTTGATTCTCCCTTTTTCCCCACATGATTATAAAAATACGTATCATAATTAACTCCAGCACAAAGCAAAGTATTTCTCGAAGATAAAACTTTTTCAATAGTATTTATCTCAAGAGATGCCTTCAATTCATAAGGCCATACACCATGAATTGCTCCATCTCCTTCAAGTCCTTTTAACAAAATACCTTCCCAAGAAGAATAAACTCTTCCTCCTTGTTCTGCAGAACTCTGCAAATAATATACTGTGCTTCCATTAGGCCATGATGTAGCCGGATAAGAACCATTTTGCCAAGACCTTATAACATACAATGAATCATTTCCAGTTCCCGAATTATCCCAAACTTTATCAACTCTACACCATTCATTTTTTTTAATTTGAATAAACGGACGATGAGAACCATAAGTAATTCCATCTCCTCCATCAGGTGGAGGAAACATACTTGCATCATTTACCTTCAAAAATCTTCCACTACCTGATGCTCTCATTAAAACTGTACTATCATTATATAAATATTCAATTGTATCCGGAACTGAAAATAACAAAGACTGAATAGAATCCGCCACAACAGTACCTATTGTATCTTGATATACTGGAGCAGTTAATCTAAGATTCATTAGTTGTATATCTGAATGTAATACTTCAATAAAATCTGGATTATAAATACTCAAAGAATCTAATCTATCACGTTTCTCTTGAACATTTGACGTACCAGAACCGCCCAATTCTGTATCCCCATCCCATCCTATATCCAACCTTGCAACACGTTTAATTGTGTCCCCCATAAAATAACTCATGTTCAATCCATTAAAAGTATATCCAACTTTTGGATATTCATAATCAAATCCCTGAATATACAAAGAATCTGTTCCAACTCTTGACCAAATACCAGAAGACTTCTTAAAAAGACTAAACCAAATAAAATCTTCTTCCGGCATTACTTTAGCCACAATAACAGTATCACTACTTGTAAATACTCTTGGAGGCAAAATTTTTACCCCAATCGTGTCAAAATCAGGGTAACTCAACATATCATATGTAACTTTCAAACTATCCCCAGAACCCAACCCAATCCATCTAATGCCTATTGTATCTGGAACAGTCAATTTTTGTTGACTTTTGAGCCATACATCAAACGTTTGAGAAAAAATACTGGTTGAACTACAAACCAAAAATCCCATTACCAAATATACAATGTATAGTCTTTTCATTGACTCTTGCCTTTCATCCTTAACATTGTATTCTTAATATCCTCAAAATTCTTTGCCTTCGTTGATATACTCAATTCATCTACAACTCCATCCCAAGGATAATTTATTACTCCAGATGTATTCTTAATTGCTCCAATCCAAACTTTCATTGAATCAGCAATATTCCATCCTGTAATTCCAGAAGGAATGGCCGGACTTAAAACATTAGAACTATCTTTTATCACACCATTTATGTACAATTTTATTTCAGACAAAGAATCTGAATATACAGAAGCAATATAATACCATTTATTTACCTGCAATTTATTTTTTGCTGATAAAATTGTATTTGTTCCCGCAGTATCAATATATCCTACCTTAAACAATGAATCTGACCCATCAACATAAAATCCCCAAAATCCCTTCATTCCATAAGTAGAACAAACCATCATTGTATCGGAAGATACTGCTGTTTCCGGTTTAATCAGCATTTCAACAGTCTTTGCTACCAAAGAACTATCAGCATTTTTTTCTGCTAATTGAGTTGAACCGTCAAAATCTAAACCTCCAACCCTCCCATTCAAAGCAGTCTTATAATAAGGAGAAACCTTTGTAATTATACTATCACCAAAAGAAGTCTCTGAATATAATGTCTGATTAAATTTCCAAAGAAAAACTGTATTTGAATCAGGATCAAGAGTTCTATTTGTATAACCCATTCTATTAAAAATCTCATACAAATCAGACCAATCTACCTTCCTATCTCCCGTAATATCATAAATTGAATACCCTGAATTATTCCAATGTTCTGCAATCAAATTCAAATCAACACCATTTACAATACCATCTTCATTTACATCCCCTCTCAATCCAACAAACCTTGTACTGTCCACAGATAAACAAGATTCAACCAAAGGATTATTTTTCAAATATCGTCCAATCCGAATATAATACCTAAAAGATGAATCCCATAGTGCAAACGAAAGATGAACGATCCCATTTGAATCTGGACTTACATACCCAAGGTCTATAGTATCTGGATATAAGCCAATTACACTCCCCAAATAAACTTTATAAGACATTGAATCCGAAACAACTTGACTTGAATCTATTGTACAATTTCCTGAATCAGCATAAACTGTATTTCCATCCAAAATGCTAACTGAAACAACTTTATTCTCATGGGTTATACCTTTGGAATAAAGTAAAAAGAAAAGCAAAATCAAACAAGAAATAACCTTTTTCATCTATACAACCTTAACTCTATATTGAGAAAATGAACCTTTTTCATTGATAGGGCTTAATCCATCTCCTTGTATAATTCTAAAAATTCCATCTGTAATCCAAATCCATGCTACTCCTGTAACAAGAGCATTAAAATAAAGACTAAACAAACTGCCCGAACCATTTATGCCTTTTCTTGATCCTAATCGTGAATACCCAAAAGCAATTTTTCCTATATCTCCTTCAATATACCCCATATCTAAAGCAGTTTCAATATTACCAAAATTATCCAAAAATCCACCTTTTTCAACTACAGGAGATAAATCAGGATAACTTGTAGAACTTTTAACTTGAACTTTAGATGTATCACTTATGCGAATAGTACCTGCTACACCATGAAGTTCCCTTACTCCATGAACAATAAAATTTATCTTAAAATCATTTCCAACCAATACTTTACTCATTACAAATTCTCTAAAATCTCTGTTCCTCCAAGAGACCGCAACTTTTGAGCCTTAACCATTTCTAATTCTAAAAGTAATTTATTCTCTTCAAAAAGCAAACTTTCAAATTCATTTCCCGCAGAATATACATCTACAAGACTATCTCTATTATTTATATTTACTCGATCTAATGCTTTCCCATATTGTTTTTCCGCATTTTTTCTCTTCTTTTCCACTTCTTCCAGTATAAATTTAATCCTATGTTCTTCCACAATAGCATCTCTTGCTAAATCAGCCCTTTGAAACAAAAGTGCAGTATATTTTTTCCACATCTCATCAATAGTTATCTTCGGAGACAAATTACTCAATATATCCTCCCTGGCACATATTCAGTCTTTGGAGTTGATATAATTCTTCCCTTCAACTCTATCACCAAAAACTTTTTTTAATTCTTTTTCCAATTTTGAATTTCGAACTCGAATAATTTTCACATCCTCAAAGTTTATTCCTCCCTCATGCACAAATTGAACTTCTTTCCGAAATACATTTGAAGCAATTTTCTTCCCTTTAACCTCCAAATTCCCAGTTACCCCTTTATATAAATTTTCTACCCCAGAAAAAGTTTGCCCCTTAATTTTAAACAAAGTTTCCTTCTGAAAAAAGATATCTTTATCCAATACAAATTTGAACTCTCTATTTTTTCCGACAAATTTCGAGAAATCTAATTCTCCTCCTATCTTTCCCTCTTCTTCTAATGTAGTTGGAATCCTCTTAAACCATAAAGCCTTCATTCCATCTTCACTTTTCAAATTCAAAATAATAGGCTTCAATTCTCTATCTATTGTCTCCACCATCTTTTCTCTTGGAACTGACTCAATATAAAACTTTTTCAAATTATCTAACATCTCCGACATGAATGTATCACCAATATCTTCCTGCTTTATAGGAATTAACTCCGAAAATCTCTTTGTAGCAAAAATCCTATTACGAGCCATAATATCTATTGGAGAATCAGAAGTCAAAATATAACTATAGACATCCCTATCCTGACCCAAACGAAAATTTCTCCCATTTCTCTGAATAAATGTCTTAAAATTCTTCGGCAAATCAAGATGAATTGTAACTTTAGCCATTTGAACATTTATTCCTTCAGACTTTGCTGAAGTTAGAATCAAAAATTTCTGCTCTGGAATTTCTGAAAACTTCTTGAGAATCTTTTGCACATCCATATTCTTTGTAGAACCTGTTAAAGCAACAGCCCTATCCTTCCCAAGAAAATTCCTCAAATTCTTTGCTACTTCATTTGATTCTGTATGAATTATAATCTTATCATCGGGATGTTTCTTAGCAATTTTCAAAATTTCCTTATAAAAAGCATTATCTTTCCCTGAACCAGAACGCAAAACCTTCATTAAATCGTGCCGCCTATGTGTTTCTAATTGAACTAATTCTTTTGTTGCTCCCTTTCTAATCAACTCCTGCTTCTTAATTTCATACATTTTTTCCAAATTTCTATATTCCATTTTTTGAACTTTAGTCAACTTTACCTTTATTAACTGTTTATTTCTCATTTCAACAGGTAAAGCCTCATTAAAATAATCAATCAATCTGATCCCTCTTATTGGAGCCTTTGCAACAAATATTGAATCATCGAACAAACTATTAAATGTCTTAACCATCAAAGGCCGAGCAAAGTTATTCTCTGTTGTCAACCCACCAAAAACTCTTCCTCCAAATTTTGCCCCAGAAAACATATCGACAAATTCTCTCTTTGTCATTCCTGTTTTTCCGGGCTGTAACCATTCAATAGTATCCCACATCTGCCCAATATTATCCTTTATAGCCGTACCAGTAAGACCAACCTTATATTTAATCCTTTTTGAAACCAAATCTCTTAAAATCCTTGATTCTTTAGAATATGCTTCATAATCAAACACATCCCCAACAGGAGTTAAATCATGAATTTCATCTATAACAACCATATCATACTTCATCCGTAATTCTTTAACCAATGAAGCCGCATCCTTATGTGTTATCACATCTATTTTATACTTACCAGGATTTTTCAACATTTTCAACTCTATGTCTCTTTTCCCTGAAATCAATCTTCCCTTATATTTACTAAACTTTTTAATCTCACTAACCCAATTCATTTTTGTTCCTGATGGAACTACAACTAAAGCCCTTTTTACTTTTCCTGCTGAAATTAAATCTGAAATAGCAGAAATAGATGTCGGAGTTTTTCCAAATCCCACTCCAGCATTGAGTAAAACATTTTTCTGCTGAACAATAAATTCCTCTGCCGCCCTTTGAACTGGTTTCAAAGTTATACCTTCTTTAATACCCAAAATCTTTCTATCAAATACCCCTCCCTTCAAAACAATATTATTTTTTATATCTTCAAACTCATTTTGCCAATTTTTAATTCTCTTCCATCGAATAGCATGAATATCAAGCCATTCTTCAAAATAAAATTTCCTTCTTTCCGGAAATCCTCTAACCCATTTAGGAATAACATAATAGGCTTTCCCAGTTTTAACATTCTTCCTGATATAAACATTCAAATACCTCATAGCCTTATTAAATTCCTTTGGAGTTCCTTGACTCCACTTCAATAACAATTCGGGAGAAGGCAAATTTTTTGCCATATCTGCACTTATACCCCAATCTATCAAAGTTTTACTTCTTGAACGATAAGGCCAAATCCTATTAGTATAATTTATAAACTCTGATCCACCCAAACTATATGGATCACTCTTAACAAGAGCATCTCTAACAATAGCATTTACTATCTCATCAGGAGGAATAAATTTTACAGGAATAAATCTTTCATCATCAATATCTAAAACATCAATTCCAATTTTTTTTAATTCATCTCTTGAACCCACATAAGCAATTTCCTTAACCCCATCTCTTGCTTCCGTTATAGCCTCTGGAGTAAAAGATTTCAATGAACCTTTAACTCTAAAAAAGACTTTATGATATTTTTCTGGATTTATCTTAAACTGGTAAAATTTACCTATTTTTCCAAGTATTCCATCTTTTTTAACCTGCAAACCTAAAGTTTCTAATCTTCGCAATGCAGTTTCTCTTGTTTTTCCAAGTACAACAAAAACATCCTTTGGAGACATTAAAGCCAACCGAATCTGATCTACAGCATTCATACTACCCAGTATTCCACCTAATTCACTTTGTGCTTGTGAAAATAAACTATCAGCAATTACTCTTGAAGCATTTTTTCCTTTGAATCCAGCCTTTCTCATAGTCCGCAAAGTTGAATATCCATCATTAAGTAATCCATCAACACTCTTCAATCCACGCTTTGTATAAATTCCAATTCTTTGATGAGTAACCAACTTATCTAAAACCTCTAATAATTTTTTTCTGTCCACAGTTTTTGTACTTTGTTTTATTGCTTCAACAAGAACTTGACTTGCATTTTCAACTCCAAGCAAATTAAACTTTTCCCAAGTAAATGCTGGTTGCCCCAAAAGTTGAAAAGCAATTCCATTCATAGCATCAAAAGCACCTCTTTTGACCGGAAGAGAAAAAGCCGCATTTACAAAATTCTCTACCTCATAATAATTACTATTTATAGCCTCCTTCAATTCACTCTCTGATTTCTTAAGAAGAACTTTTGCAAATGTTTTCATCCTACCCTTTCCCCCAACAGACTCCATTTTTGCAACTTCTCTAACCAAAGACCGAAATGTAGGCCCACTCATTTTATCTAATAAAGCAAGAGTCTCACCTGAAGCAAACCTTTTTGCTCGTTCAATAACAATAGAAGGTAATCCTTTATGAACTAAATCTCTTGGAGAAAATTCTTGAGGAGATAATCCAGCCCTTTCAAAGGCTTCTCTTCTACGAGCCATAAGAGCCGTATAGACTGGACTTAATCCACATTGACAATATGGATGGGGAAATGTTGGGGCCTCATCAGTATAATATACCCCTCGAAGAGAAAGATTTCCAACAGAAAGACCCTCTCCTTCAAGAGGTGTTGCATTAGCCAATTTTTCACAAATCTCTACTCCATGTTGATCCAAATGATTTGAAGACAAATCCCACTTAACAAGAGGAACTCCCCTTTCTTTTGAAAAAAGAACAGTAGCCTCCTGATAAGCCCTTCCTGCTTCTGATCTAACTAATCTTTGTCCCCATTTTAATTCTGAAGCCCCATAAGGAGACCTTCCCGGAATATTATAAGTCAATCTTCCTTTTAACTGTTGTCTAACAAAACTAATGCTTTTCCCCTTTTTAAGAACTGAATACCCAAAAGTTCTTATACGTTTATCCAAATAATTTAATCTATCTTCAATAGTTAATCCATTAAAGGGCTTAAAATATTGCATAAAAGCCCTTTTCTTAAAATCCTTAATTTCCTCCATCGAAATTGAAGATAATCCCATTTTTCTAAAAATTCTTTGCTGATGATAAAATGCTCTGTTAATAGATTCTGAAACTGCTTTATTTGTTTTAACCTGAAGCCCAAACATCAATTCTTTTGTATTTTGTCGAAGTATTTCTCTTGAAAACTTTTCATCCTCTCGAAGTAAAAATCTCTCACCCTTAAATGAAGATGTAACTGTATTTGCAAGATCAGTATATGCTCCATACAAATTATCTCCAATACGTTTACTTTTTCTTACATTTATATCTAACGCATGAACAAAACGCTTTCTCTGTATTTTCGTAGATAAATACTTAGGCACCTACTTTCCCCTTAAACATATCAGCAAAAGTACCTCCTCGACCACTTATACTTGCTTCTTGTTCTAATTGAGTTTTATGCTCTTTATCAATTCGAGCCAATAATTCAGATATATTTTTAATTCCAAGACGACTTAAAGCCCCTTCACGATCTATCAACCCCAAAGATAATTCCATTTCTAACTCTTGCAACAAAGTAATTCTATCCTTGGGCAATGGGTCCTTAAATACTACCGAAGTATCATATGCTTCAAAATCATCTCCATCCTTCAATTTTGGAATTTTTTTCTTTGTCTCCAAAATCTTCAAGATAAGTCGATTTGTTCTTTCTAATCCACGTCCATACGTAAGCCTTTTTAACTTCATTCTTTCTACAAGCGGCATATATTGAACATGAAGTGCCGCCGCAGATGTATTTGAAATAGGCTGCATTTGTCCTAAAGTGGCTTCAGGAACATTAGACATCTCATGTAAACTCTTTTTTAACAATTCCAAATACTTTATCGAAGAAGATAAATTACCTGCCAGATTCAAAAACTTAACATCTCCATCCGTTGGTATATTTGACCAAACCCGCCCCGCAGACCTAATAACATTCTTAAATGAAACTCCTTTTATAACTGTAATAGGGGCACCATAATAGGCTATTGTATCTGAAACATCCGAAATTTTCTCATTATATTCCAAATTCAAATCTATTAAATTTATCATATCACTTAAACCCCAAAATACTCCACTTATAGGCAAATTTGAAATATGCACCAAAGGAATCTCCATAATAGGATTTTCCAATGATTCCTTTAATTCATCATCAAGGTATAATTCAATTTTATCTTCATAAAAAATCTCTTTATATTTTCTTCTAACTCTTTCTCCAGTTTCAGTATTAAACTCATATATCGGAAATTCAATTTTTACCCATATAAGTCTTTCTCTATCACCTGGACTCCATACCACATCAACTAATCTGCCATCAACGACATTTAATGTAATCTTCTGCGAAACTTCATCAAACCAAATTTTTAGCCATGAATCCCCCGTAACTCCTCCCTCTTGAACTAATTCATACAAACGTAATCCACGAAAACTATCAGAACCCCAAGCCTTTATTAAGGCTTTTTCTCCCAAAGACTCATTAACCTTCGGCAAATTAAATTCCAACCCATTTCCAATTAAAGCAAAAGAAACCTTATCTACAAATGCTCTAACAAAATTCACAGTTAATTGAGATTCTCCCTCTTTTCCCTCAAATATCCAATGCTTTCCAAGATACCACTTCCAATATTGATTATATTTTCTCCTCCTTTGTTCAAAAGCAACATCTTGATCTTCAGAAACATAATACAGAGGACCTTTAACTGCATTTTGTCCCGACTTAGATTTGCTAAAATCTATTCTCTCATTAGTAGCCAAATATATACCTCCTATTTAATCTTCTCCTTCTTGCTACATCCTTAAAAATATTAAAATCATCGTCCTGCATTTCGACCATTGTTCCATCTTTAGAAGCCAAAACCATTAAGGCTAAACTATCAGCAAAATCATCTCTTGAACCTTTAATCATCGGGTCTTTTCCACAAACCAAAAATGCTCCACGCCAAGATTTTGTCAAATTAGTAACTTGCTCCTTAAATCTTTTCCATCGAGCAAGAGATTTATCAGCCTTTTTACCCGGAACATGAATTCTCCCCGCATTAACTTCAGTCAACAATGTTTTCCACAAAATACTCTTAGCAGATAATCCTGAAAATGGATAGCCTCTTACAACTACACTTGAATCATATCTATCATAATAACCAATAAATCTATCCGCAACCGGATCACCTTTACCTTGACTATCAATATAAACTACTCTAACATTGTAATTATTCAAAAATTCTACTATCTGTCCAAATTGACTTTCATGATCTTCCCCAAATAATTCCAACCAATTTTCAACATACAACTGGGCATTTCCTTCCTCATCCACAGAATCTAAATCTATCTTCCCAACAGTACAAACAGTGGAACAAGGTGATTTTCCAATGTCTATTCCAGCAACATGAGTTCCCTCTTTATCTAATGTAACAATATGCCAAGACTCATCAACCATTTTTTCAAAAAACATATCTTCAGTAATTAGTGTCCCTTGAGAAAAAAGCCATTTTATTTCATAACTCATCTTAAATTCATCAGAATCTTCTCCTAAACGATCTTTCTCTTTCTTAATAAACTGGGCATATTTCAAATGAATAGAGTTATGATCTTTTTCATACTGTTTCTTTTTATCTCTTATGGCTATCTGATATGGTACCTCTGTATGATAATCTCCTAATCCATCCGCTTTTCTCCGCCTATTTCTCTTTACAGCATAAAAAAAATCAGATTTCAATCTATTTGGACTTCCCGTTTTAACTATAACCCCATTATAAGCCGCAAGCATCGGATGAATTGACTTCAAAACCTGCATACTATCGGCATCTTGAGCCTCATCAATAAAAATAAGCATATAAGTCTTACTCTCAATTAAAGCCTGTTTATTGCAAGTAGCCGCCTTACAAAATGAACCATTAGAAAGACGTAGCCCCCCATATCTTCTATCCAAATTAAGATCAAGGTCTGGATCACTTAATATCATCTTAGCATGATCTGTTTCAATTCGCATTTTGGTCCGAAGAAATGTTGTATCTACTTGATCTGCTCTTGGAGCAAACATACCTACCCAGATACCATTCTTATAAATCGAAAGTTTATCCGGATAATATTCTGCAAGGGTAGGTAACAAAATCATTGCTGAACCTGTAATTCCAGCAACAGTCTCTGTTTTTCCTGATTGTCGTGCAAATAAGGCTGTTATTTCTTCTCCATTATTTAGCAATAAAGACTTGAAAACCTTAAATGCAAACTCTTTCTCATAATCATAAAAATTTAACTTTGTCAATTTTTCCGCAAACACTATAAGCCGCTCAGCCAGAAAATTAACATCAAATTCCGGCATTTTATCCGGAACATCATTAGATTCCTGATTCTCTAATGCAACTTGAGCATTATATTTCTCTAAACTAACCCTTCGAGCAATTTTAGGCATTCTTCTTTTAACTCCGCAATAATTTCATAACTTCTTAAATCCACTAAAACCAAAACATCTGGAGGTTTTTTAGGTGCCTTTTCAAGCCAAGAAAAAGCCTCCTCAATATCTCCTTTTCTTATTAAACTTCTTGCCAATATTACAAAATCTTCTCCAAAATTCGGATTCTCCAGTATATTTTTCTTAACTAAACTAATTGCATCATCAAAATTTTCTAATCGTAAACTACTTTCTGCTTTCAATCTTCTTGCATATTGAATATTATATAAAATATAAGACTTTTTCTCTACTATATCAGCAACTTTATATCCTTCATGAAATTTTTTATGCTCAATCAATTCTCTTGCAAAATGAAGCAATAACCATCCTTCTTTATCATTCTCAAAATCTACTGCTTTTTCAACTAAGTCTAAACTCTGTTCTCTTCTCCATTTCTCTCTTTCAAGATTTTTTCTTTTCCTGCATTCAATCCAAACTTTATCAGGAAGAATAACATCCATGAAACCAGCACCAATCAATCTATTGTGAACATCTCCTATCCACCAACCTTTATTAACCCGCCATATTCTATTTTGAAATCCCCTAAACCTGAACCTAACTTCGTTAGTTTTTCTATGCTTATATGGTCTTCTAAAATATGAAAGAGCATATCCAGCCACTTTTTTCCCAGAATTATCTAAAAGACCTCTTAAATATTCAGAACTTCCCCTTAAAGTTTCATCTCCATCAACCATAATAGCCCATTCAGTTTTAACAAATGAAGAACAAACATTTCTTAAATGAGCAAAAGAATTATTCCATTTCTCTTCTAAAACTTTTGCTCCAAATTGTTTTGCCAATTCTACAGTTCCATCCTTTGATCCAGTATCTAAAATCACCATATCATCAACAAAAGGCACAATACTCTCCAATGTTTCTTTTAATTCCTCCTCTTCATCTCGTACAATCATTGATAAAGTTAAACCCATATTTTCCTTACAATATCCATAATTCGACTGCTTTTATCAATTTTCTGATTCTTCTTATCAAAATAAGTCTTTTTATTGCTATAAAACCTGCTTGTTCTTCCATATTCAAAATCCAAATATCTGCTCCCACCCTTTCTCTTTGACATTCATTTTACCTCTTTCTTCTTTTTCTTATTAGGCAAACGCTTCAAATACTTCTTTCCATACTTACGAACCCATCTTCGAGCAATTCCTGGGTGAAAAGCAAATAAAAATCTCATCTGTGCTTTTGACTTAAAAGGCATCATTCATTCCTTTCTACAAAAAATCCCCCATAAATCTCCCTTTCAGGCTATTCATGGGGGCACTATAGTCAATCTAATTATCAAACTAATATTACAATATCTTTTTTCTCCTGTCAACCTTAACAACACTATATTTTCCAGATTCTATCCATTTACGTGCTAATTCTCTATCTTCTTCCCTCCCACAATCCAAATTTCTATCTGGATACATCAGCATATCTTCCAAACAATGAGCCACTGTACCAGTATATATCATTCCAGGGCGTCTCCCATTTCCCCAATTAGAAATAATTGCCAACAACTCATAAACTCTTTCTCTTAACAAAGTATTTGAACCCATTATTTTACTCCAACAAAATTTATTTTTAACCGTCTTCTTCCCCACTCCGCTAAAAGCAAAGCCTCAGCCAACCCATGATCTTTTCTAATCCAATCATAACTTATTTTAGGAAAAATCCTTTTAACTGCCACAAGAGATTTTCCTTTCTTATCTGACCCGGGAATACCAATTAGCATATCTCTTTTCCATTTAACCGGAGATACCAACTCAAAAGGAATTTTCAAACAAGAAAGTATTCCTATCCAAACCCCATATCCATATCCATAATTAAACATTGAAGATACACCCTGCTTCGGCATAGCCTGGGCTTTTTCTACAATAGCATAAATTTTCTTTTTCTTTGCAACCCCCAAACAAATAATCTCAACCATCTTAGACTCATCATATAATCGTTTTCCCGAAACTCTAATAAATGGACATTTAACAACTTTAATTTCTTTTTCATCAAGAAAAGCCACTGCTCCAGTTATCCCTGGATCAATCCCAATAATCATTCTTCCCTCCGTGCTTTTTCTCTCAAAAGTTTATAAGCAATCTGTATTCGCTTATCAACCTCCTTTCTCCATTTTATTCTATCTTCCTCAGATTGATTTTTTATATAAGGAGGAAGAGGCGGCCAATTAACATCTTTTAGAACTGACTTAATAGAACTCGATGATTTCTCTTTTTTCAAAAATTTTTTCATAACTTATTCTTTTTCCTTTTTACAATCAAGCATATTTCTAACCGGAATATCAACCTGTGCTCTCCAAGCCTTATCAAATCTTGAAAATTTTGGCATAGGTTCAGGCTTAACCCCTCTTACTAAATCAATACCCCTTTTATAACAATCCATACAAATAATAGCCGTCTTAACACCACATTTCCTGCACAGCATCAATTTTCTCCTTTCAATTTTTTCTTAATGAAACACATAATATGCCCAAGCATATCCCAGCCCCACGCAGAGCATCCCCCACAATATCCACGGAGTAGCCCGGTCGATCATCTCGGTGATCTTGCCAGGCTGATATGGTGGCACATCCCGCCAATCGCCCTGGCGGACATGATCTCTAAGGTGCCAGAGTCTCAGTGCATCCCAATCTTGTCTACTACGCTCTTGTGGGTTCATGGCTTTCCCTCCTCTATCACCCGGTTGACTGCTTCCAGGTCCGCAATCTTACGCTCCAATTCGCATCGCTGTTCGATGGCCTTCTTTAGTTCCGCCATTGCCCAATCGCGCTTGCGCTCTGTATTCTGCAGTTGTACTACAGCCTCGATATACGCCCGTCTGAGGTCCAGCACTTGTTGATCTTGGCGCAAGACCTCTACCACGACTATGGCACGGAAGAGGTACAATATGCCTATCAGGATTCCACTGAAGGCAACTGAGCCTATGACAATTTCGTACCAATGCACTTTTAGCCTCCTCTCTTTATATGGCCCCCGGTGGGGTGATCGACTGCTGGCCTGCAAGTCTCCACTCTGCACCCTCTATACCGGGGGCTCATGGTCATTTATCCTGTCCCGGAGGGCCTGTATCCTGCGCTCGATGTGTCCCTTGACACCCTCCAGTTCCTCAATGGTCTGCTGGTAGCAGATTATCGCGACTTTGTTCGTGTCCATGTTTCACCTCCATTTGGTTAACATTATCGTTTCTGATAGTATTCAAAGACCATAACTATCATCTGCGTTAATGTCTCGTTGCCTTCTATTAACCCCTTTATTGTCCGTCCGTCTCTGCCGAAGTTTACAAGCATAGTGGCCCGTGCCTCCAGCAACTCTCGCTTCATCGGCAGAATATCATCCTCCTCAAGCGCTTTGACCAGTTCCCATATCTTACATCGGTTTAATCTCATTGCCCCCCCCATATCTAATTAGATGTGCGTCTTAATGCCTGATAGAAAACGTCATTCATCAGTAATTTTTTTCTGGTATCGCTGATAAACTCAGAGCCGCCCAGACAAAAATCAGGATGCCTTGAGTAGAACTCCTCAAATTGTCTAAGATACGCATCAGCGGCCTGCATCTGTTCTGCTGTCCCGTAAGGCATTGTTAATATTTTTTTCGCCCTTTTCATCTTTCCCTCCTTTTCAGGTTGCGGCCAGTGGCCGTTAGTCCTTTATCAGGTTTATGACGTTGTCTTTCGTTATCTCTGCTATGACCGCTGGGGGCAAATTCCAAAAGTTTATTACTATAGGCTTCCTGGTGTCTGTAATGATTGCCAGGTCCCCACCACGGCCGGGGCAGATAGTCACATGGTCATTGCGACGTTCTGCCTGCCGCGCCGCCTCTTCGAGTATGGCCTTTGCGTCGCCAGTGCGCATGATATTATCGCCTGCATCGCTTGCCAGGTGATACGCATGCCGGAACACCGGGCCGTGAAGGGTTAATTGTCTGGTTTCGGAAATTTCAATGTAAAGCATGTCACACCTCCTCAATCCTGCCAGCCCTCGAAGGGCCCGCATGTAATCTGCCTCTGTGCAGTCGTCACCATAGCGCTGTTTGTATGCCTGCCAGACCACCAATGTTCGTCTGGTTTTTCTCCATGTAATGACTTATTGGCGGGGCAAGGAATCTTTTCCAATTGTGCACATGAGGGAATATGTTTAATTTGTTCAGATTTTTTCATCTCATCCCTCCTCAATTAAATCAAAACCAAATTTTTTCTTTAATCCCATCCCCAACAACCACAATAATATAAATCTGTCTCTTTATCCGGTCGATAAGAGAAAAATGGTAATCCAATCCTTGAATCTGTAACATTATCACATTGACAGCATTCAGCCTTTCTTCCTTCCAAAGAAGGCATTTCAGCAATTTCTATGGCTTCCGGAACTATACCAAAACAACTTGCACAAACCGGATTTCCTTTTTCATCAACAGCAGTTGCTGTATGTCCACATTTCATCATAACTATAGACATTTTTCCCTCCTTTAGTAAAAATAATACCTTTCCTCACAAAAATCAAATTTTCTTATTTCAGATATGAATATGAATACACATCCTTCAAAGTCCGAAATTTATCTCCTTTTCCCATTCCATATCCAACAAGAAAGCCATCCTCCTCTCTTACTTTGAATCCGACATATTTCACCCTATCTATGCCCTTATCCCTTTCAAACAAAACACATCCCTCAATAGACCTCGGATTTTCCTTCTCTAAAGACCTTTTTACTTCTTCAAAACTTTTTCCTGTGTCTAAAATATCATCTATAATCAAAACATTTCTATCTTTCACTTTCTTCAAATCAAACATGAAGTTTACTTTCAAATTTTCCGAAGGATTTAATTCTTCTCCATAAGAAAAAACTCCAGCAAATTGAATTTCCGGTGATAAACCAGAATATCGAATTAAATCCCATCCAAAAGGAAATCCTCCTTTCAATACAATAAGAAAGAAAGGATTCTTTCCCCAATAATCAAAATTTATTCTCCGAGATATTTCATAAACCTTTCCTTTTATTTCCCTTTCCTTAAATATTTTCTTCATTTTTTACCTCCTTTAGTAAACTGAACTTTTCTAATCTCATTCTTTTTTAAGAAAAAATTAGACCGGACTTTTCAAAATCCAGTCTTTTTTTAAGAAGAGTATCCATGACCCTCTTTTGTCTATCCATTTAAGGGGGGGGGGTATTATCTTTCTTTCCTTTCCCTCTATAGGATGTTTCAATCCACGCCCCCGCGCGGGGGGCGACTGTATACACCTCAAGTGTTTTAACTCCTTTGAATTACATCTTCATTTCCGACATCCTCCTTTCATATTCAGAATCAAAAAATTTCGTCTTATTTCCACATTCAGAACAAATTCCTTCAAACTCTGTTTCCTCTTCATCTATTGTTCTCCAACATTTCATTTCATCAGACAATTTTACTGGAGGTTCTCCACAACAAATAGACCTCCAATCTGGCTCAAACTCTTCTTCTCTTTCACAAAATTTCTCTGCTTTACAACGACAACAATTCATTGTACACATCTCATCCATTTTTTCTCACTTATCTTTCAAAAGTGTTACGTGAATAACCTCAACCCACTTTCTACACCTTGCACACTTTCCAAATACAAGATCAGTTGGATATTCGAGATCAGAGGTCAAAGTTCCATAAATTGGCCAATGACCACAAATAGTCTTCCAATCCTTATCAATTCTAATTCTTTTCATTTTGTGCCTCCAATTTTCGATACCATTCTTCAGGATACCCAGGATACTCCATTCTACGAAGAGTGGAGCGAATCCCAAGGTCTTTAGCCAACTTATCACGAAGATCAAACCAAGGATTGTAATCCACATTATCACCTTGTTCTTCACTCCAGCACTCTGGGAAAACCATCCCTGCTAAAGCGTGTGAATATCTCTCGTTCCTATCTAATCTTGATACTGCATCTGTTATAGCAACCAAGATTTCCTCACGACCATTGAGTTTTACAAGTGCTGATTTTATTGTCGATATACGCATTACAAACCTCCCTTTCATTATACCAATCTTCTTCTCCATCATCCCACCGAATTTTTACTCTTCCTTTATGAGAATCCAAAGCAATTACTTCTGCATATCGTACTTTATCCCCTTCTGGAATTTCCAAATTCTGTTTGAGATAAAACATTGTTGATTGTCTCATTGTAACCTCCCTTTGTTTGAAAGTTAAAGTTTGATTGTATAATATAATATAATATATCTCTTTGAAAAAGTCAAGGGTTTTGTTTGTCAAAAGATTCTTTCCTCCTTACTCAATCTCACAATATTCCTCAATTAGACTGATAACCTCAGAATATGACGAACTTTCAAAAGCACGTTTAACAAACTCTTTTGCTCTCTCCTTCTCCCCAGCCTTTAGCAAAGCCTTCTTCGTAAGGCCAATCAAATTGAAAACATTCCCATTCTTTCCAACCAATTTCACTACTGGCTTTTCCATTTTATTCCTCCTTGTTTTGAACCTGGTTGAACCTGGATTTTACCATCCAAAGTCTTAGTCACCAAAGACAACTCTGAATTTTCATCCATCCCAAAAACTACCAACAAATAAGCAACATTCCTTCCAATTTCATCACCACACCAATGGCACATAACCTTCCCATTCCCCAAAACAACTATTCTCTCCATTACCATTGAAATGCAATCCAAGCCAATTCATCATTTTCTCCTTATTTTTTTAGTCCTAAAATCAACTGTGCTGTGTTCAAAAAGAAGAGAGGAAGAAAAAAGAAGCCAAAATTTTCTCTTCCTCTCTTCTCAAATCAGAATCAATCCCAATCTCAATCGGTGGCATCCAACTTTTGGTACCATTCTTCAGGATAACCCGGATATTCCATTCTGCGAAGAGTGGAACGAATCCCATATTCTTTTGCCAACTTATGCCGGAGATCAAACCAAGGAGTGTAGTCAACCCAATCTCCCTGTTCATCAGACCAACACTCCGGGAGAACCATCCCTGCCAAGGCATGAGAATATCTCTCACCTCGATTTAATTTTGTCAGAGCATCTGTTATCGCCGCAAGAATCTCCTCCCGACCACCCAATTCCGCCAACACACCTTTTATTGTCCTAACTCGCATTGCAACCTCCTTCTTGTTTCCTTGTTTTGCACCAAATCATTTTCACAGTTTCTTCATCTCATCCTTACTTTTGCCTTTGTTTAGGATTGAAGAAGTAACTCCTCCTTTTGTTCTTTTGTCATTTCCTTAAGTAAGAGAATTTTTCCATTAAGGATTGCATATCTGTTGAGTTGACCATAGGTCATTAACATCTCTACATCCTCAACTCCTTGATCGAGAAGTTGTTGTAACTCTTCTCTTGAATAAAACCTGTTACGAGGTTTCACTTCAACCCCACCTTTGAAATATGCTCTATTTTCAACAAAGGTGGAAAATGGAGAAGGTTTCTCTATCTCTCCTTTTTGAATTGAAGTATAACAGTGAGTAGCACCCCACTGTTGCTTCTTTCTCCAAAATTCGTGTGTCTTGTTTCCGTATCTCATAGCCTTATTACTTCGGCTATTTACCCCAGACCGGATTTGAATTGTAGAGTGGGTAGTCATTTTGTGCCTCCTTAAAGTTAAGGTTAAAAGTGAAGTTTAATTGTATAATATAATATAATATATTTGCTTGAAAAAGTCAAGGGTTTTGTTAAAAAATTTTTACAGTCTAAAATAACAACTCCTTACTTTTCTTATTTCAAAAATCAAATTCACTATTACTACTCTCTATAATGTCTACTTTTCTACATACACTCTCAATCATTGTCGCCTATATGAGGGTACCCGCATTAACTTGTTCTTATTTCTTAACTTACAAAAGTGGGAAATTTTTCACATACTGCTATTCTGTAACAATTCTTACATTAAATTCTTCTATAAACGACATCCTATTTACCTCAATAATCTTTCTAACCTACTGTCAATAAATAACTTACAATATAAAACCTCTCTTCTATTTCAAAAAGAGAAGTCTTTTTTCTTAATTCTAAATTTCAATTTTACTCTCTCTTCACAACTTCAAATTTCTTATTTTTATGTTCCATAATTTCAAATTAACTCAACTCATTTCTTTATACTGATCTATACTAAAATATCTATAAAATTCATTAACTCAACTGGTAGGCAAAAATTTCCTATCTCCATAAAATTCAATATACCTTCAAATGCTGTAACTTATTGCCTACCAACGAGTTCCATAAGCCTCCCACCTATTTGACAAAAACAAACTTGATTTCTATACAATAACACAACTCTATCCTAATTACTGGAATTGGACTTATCTTTATAACTTCTTGGTAGGAAACTACTTAACTCAACTGAAGGCTAAGAAGGTAAGAAATTTCTCTTCTGTTCTTTTTCTATACAAACAACCTAAAAGAACCACTTTTTCCCTTTTTTCTTTATTCCCGCAAAAATTTAATTCATTATACCTTATTCTATTATCCTTTGAAACCCTTCTTTTATATTTACCGCGAAATTTCAAGGAATACCAACCTTGGCGCAAAACCTTCCAAAATTTTTAAACTTTTAACAACCTTAATAAGAAAATCCTCTTACAACTATCAATCTTTTCCCCGCGAAAATTTCAAATTATTTCCATCTAATACCAACTCTTACCAACCCTTTTCCCCCGAAAATATATGCTCCACCGAAATCTACAAACTCATTTATATTCCTTGTTGCAACCATTCCTCCAAAAAATTTCTTAGAATTTAATCCCAATCCTCCCAATAACCCGAAATTCGTATGAAATAAATGAAGAGACTGAAGTTCCATAGACAATCCTACTTCCGATTTCGGATATATCCCTCCCACCGAAATTCTCCAATAATTCTCCAGCCATTTTTCTCCTTTTTCTGCTCTTTCTTTCTTTATAGCCTGAGTAGGAGCAACTATTTTTCCTTCACTTGTTTCTCCTTTTATCTTGACTTCTTTATTCTTTTCCTCAACTATATGAACTTTTGAAACAGGAGTGGGAAATTTAAGTTCTGTTTCTGATTTTACTGCTGGATGTAATTCCTTATTTCCAACGATCTTCCTGTTTATCTTTGCATACCCTTCTTTTTCCAATTTTTTGCCATAATCTGTTTCCATCTGCTCAAAAATCTTATTATATTTCAATTCCATACTTTTATTCTTATACCAGATATAACCAAAAACTACTGCAAGTATCAAAATCAAATGCCATAATTCAACTGAAATTCTCAAGTGCTTTCGCATTTCCAATATCCTATTTGAAAGATAGAGCACAAAAGATTAAAATTCTTAAAATAAGCCTGCTCACGAGGTTTTCTTATACCGAGTAATATAAAGAGATTAAAAAAAGAGAACTCCTCACAGAACCCATCAAATGAAGTCATACGTTATTTCCCAAAAATTTCCCGCAAAATTCCTTTTCCTTTGGCTCGTATAAAAACCTCATCCCTATTATCTCCCATATTCTTCAATGTCTGAGCCATATCCATCAACGTTCTTAATTGATCGGTAACATTTGGATCAAGAACTCCTCCATCAGATTTTTCTATGTGAACAGCATGAAAAGTTCTCTGAGCCTCTATCTCAATAACTGTCTTTACAAGATTTAACAAATCAGAAGAACCTTCTATTTTGAAAGTAAAATCATATCCACAAAGACTTCCTTCTTTATATCGGGGACAATTTTCATCCAAATAACACGTATTACAGGAAATCTTTTCAACTATCCTTTCATCTAAAACAGGGACTTTTGGCTTTTTTTCAATAACTTCACTTTTTACTTCAACAATTTCATTGTCTCTTTTCATACTTGCTTTCACCCCCTTATTTCCTAACTTCTTGGCTTCTTTTATATCTTCCGGACTTAACCAATAAGCATTTTTACATTGATATTTATACCAATCAGTCCACTTTTTCCACATGAAAGCATTGATGATATTACAAGGTCTTGCCAATCCATTCTTAAATCCTTCCCAATCAAACTTGTCCCCAATAGTTTCTTCTATTTCTTCCTTATACTTTTTTTCTATTTTGCTTTTGAATTTCTTTCTCAATATATCGGACTTTTTTCTCGTATCAGCAATTATCTCAAAATTTTCCATTCGTCCATGTGAAGAGAAAAATATTGCTCCAAATCTTCCACCAGAAATCCAACTTGTAGAATCTACAGTAAAAAATGGTCTTCTTACTATATCTTTTTCACTACTTAAACCAAACCCATGAAGCAATATTTTCTTTTTTCTTGCAAATCTAAAATACCGATGTAAAGTCAAATCACTCCGTACCCAACCTGACCCTGTTCCAATGTAATCATAGGCATCAAACCATCCTAAATCTTCTATTTCTTTATTTGACTCACCTTGCAAAACAGGTATCAGATGTATTCCCATGTCTTTCGCCTTATTTAACCACTTTACTCTCTCTGCTTTTCCAAAATCCTCAGAAGTAAAATCTAATTCAGCGAACGCTTGAACAGATTCTCTCATCTTAAAGGCAAAATCTAAATATTCATTATAATACTGCTCTATATCAAGACTTTTCCCTTTTGCCCCTCCAGATTTTTCTAAATCTATATTCAACGTATATCCACCTGAATCAATAAATACAAAATCAAAGTCTCTCAAAAATTCTTCTTTTAACTGTTCTATAGACTTTTTCCTTATCAACTTTCTTAAATAGTAAAAAGACAATAATACATTTCTAATTCCTATCATTCTCAATATACTTCTAAACTCGTTTGTCTCCGCACCAGCAAAAAGCAAACAAGTATTGTATATCTTTGGATAACATCGAAATTCCATGCCATTAAATTCTTGCATTTTTATCCCTTGAAATTTAATACCTTATTATCAAAAACTTCTCTGGGGTAACCTCATAATGATCCAAATATGCTTGTGAAGAATAGCAATTCCTTTTAACCCAAATTTTCTTGGTCAGCATATCTCCAGACAGATTTACAGTCAAATCATACTTTTCCGATCCATAAGCAAAAGTCCATAATGATCCAGAATATGCACCATTCACTGCCACATTCATTACTGCTCTATAAACTGCTTGATGATGATTTCCATTATATTCTCCATATTCTCCATGCGAAACAACTAATTCTGGTAAAATATCTTGTATTTTACTTGAAACAAGACTCATAATTTTTTCTATATCACAAAGAGAAGATTGTTTCAATTCCCCATACAAAGACTTAAATCCTAAAATTTCAGAGGCTTTATTAAATTCTGATTTTCTAATAGAACAATCTTTCGTATTAAGACCTAAAACATATACTTCAGAAAAAGAAGCAAAAACTTGAATCAATCCTCCAGCAAAAATTGTCTCGTCATCAAGATGGGCCACTATAATCAAAACCTTCATTTTCTTTTTCCAATATTTTGCAAGAAAATATCAATCCACGAGGAAAATATTCATACAAAACATCCTCCCGTATAACATATCCAAAAAGATAAAAACTTTCCTCAAAATGAAATCTATCTTCATGGGCTAAAACTATAAATTGAGGTTTCATTAAGACTATCTTCTTTATTCCTTCCTCATATTTATCTTCAAAAAAATACAAGACTTCCGACAAAATCACTGTTGTCCAATATCCTATTTCATCCTCTATATTATCTTTCAAAATATCTTTTTTTTCAAATTCAATAAGCCCTTCAACCCAATATTTTTCCTTTGCTTCTTCAATCCATTTATCAACTTTATCCCATCCTTTGACATACCTTCCCGGAAGCAATGAAGTTAAATTTCCCTGACAACAACCAATCTCCAGCGTATTACCTTCAAAAATCTCTTTTACTCGCCTTAATAATCTATTCAACCAAATGGCCCGTAAAGAAAAGAGATTGAATCCTTCTGACCCAACCACACTCATATCCCAGGCACTATCTTTAGTAATTTGATCTGAGTAATCAATATTAGTCCAAAGATTATTCTTTATGTCTTTCATATCGAATATACAACCTTAAATCTACGCCGTTCTATTTCTGAACAAATCAATATTTGTCTTCCATCATCAGAGCATAAAATTCGATCTTCTCCAAATACTCCAAAACCTTTTTTCACAGTAAAACGTTCTCCTCTTTTACAAAAGCATCCACAAACCCATCCATCCTCTAATATTTCTACTTGTTCTCCAACTCGAAGAAAACATTCTTGTGGTTTAATATAATATCCTATTCCACACTGATGATTGCTTTCATCAATTTCAATTCCATTATATTTGGCTTTTATTTCCCTCCACAAAACCGGAACCTCAAATTCACTTTTATTTCCACAGTCAAAAATATTGTGAAACGCAATTATTCCTTCAGATCTAACTAAAGGAGTATATAATTCATAATCTCTTCTTGCACAAACTATATCATGATTTCCATCAATAAAAAGAGCATCAACAAAATCTTCTCCAACTATTTTCTTAATCATACCAGATAAAATAACCGGAGAAGACTCTCTTATTGAATCTAAATTCAAATAAATCGGCCAATATTTTGGATCGTTCCCAATCCATTTTGCTTTACATATATCAATATCAATACTAAACACCCAATCACAAACATGACAAAAAGCCCAAGCAGTATATCCTTGACTTGCTCCTATTTCAACTAAAACCTTTGGCTCTATTCCTTTCAAAATATTCAAAAATACAAATAATTCTCTTGAATTTTGTTCCCCTCCTAAACTTTCAGAACGTTCTGCTATTTTCCACAATTCTTTCATATTCCATGATTTAACCATTACATCCACCTTCCAAGCAACCTTGTATATCCTTCTTTCATAACAGCAAAAGAATAATTCTCTCTAATAAATTCTCTATTTACATCAATAAATCCATCCCAACTTTTAACTGCTGTTTCAAGGCACTGATATACTGTTTCATCATCAGCAAACAGTACTTTCTTTCCCTTAATATGAAAATAATCTGGAATATTTGGCAAAACTAAAGCCCTTCCTGAAGCCATAGCCTCTAAAGCCGGATATGAAAAAGTATCAGTCAACGAATAATTCCAATATACCTTCGATTCCATAAATGCTTGAGCCATCTCATTTCTATTCAAACTAAACCGTGTCTCAACGTTAGACAAATTCAATGCTTCAACCTTCTTAGCCTCTTCTTCCCAAGGAAAAACAAGCAAAAACTTTATTTTCTTCAAATCTCTAATTATACTTAATACTTCATCTATTCTTCTAATTAGATGCCAATGCCCAGTCCATAAAACATCAAATTTTATGGGTCTCTCCCTGTCTACGCCAAAAGTTTGGAGGTCAATACACAATGGAATTACAACTAATTCTTTTGGAATAGCATAAGGAAAGACCCGAATTATCCTTTCAATACATTCCTTTGTTGGAACAACCATTAACGGTAATTCAAACATGAATTGTCTCATTTCACTAATTGCTTTCTTATCCCATAAATGGGGAATATAATGAGCATAATAAATCGTTTTATCATACCATAAAGACAAAAACCTATATCCCAAATTTCCATAAAAGACTACATCTGGACATATTTTCTCTAATTTCTGCAATACAGACCAATAATTCACCAAAGCATTTTTTTCATATTCCCATTTTGAATCCTTATTTTCCAACAAATTTGTCTTAATCTCAGATTTCACAAGAGAAAATTCTATACCTAACTCCTCACAAATTCTCTTTATCTGAAGGATAAATGTATGATGACCTCCAGTCTTTTCTGCTTGCATTTTCTGCGTAACATAAACTACTTTCATACTTCAGTCTCCTCAAGCAATAATTTTTTTCACACTTAAAATATCATTGCATCTCTCTTTATCATAATATCCTATTTTAGCCCTTTTAACATATTCATCAAATAAAAAACTTTCTGCAGGCCACATTGCAAAATTATTTCTCAACTCATCTTCTGAAAAAAATCCATAAAGACCAAAAAATCTCCTTAAACAGGCTGGACAATTTCCACAATGTCCAAAATTTCCATTATAACATGACACAGTGCTCAACAATACATCTTTAGGATACTTACTTTTTAAGTACCAACTTATTATCCTTCTTTTAGTCCAAAAGAGAAAAGGAGAAAAAATTTCTATTTTTTTCTCCTTTCCGAGTTTTGTCAAACATTCAGATAAAATCTTATTTGCTTGTTTTCCTTTATCCTCAACTTTATCACCACAAATACCAATAAGCCCAATTTTATTTCCGTAATTGGCCGCTATTGTACAAAGAATTATATTTCTCCACGGAATATAAAAATCCTTTCTTTCCCAATTTCTACCATAATTTTTAGCCGAGTCATCAATCAATAAATCCATCCCAACTTTCTCTGCTATCATTTTAACAGCAAACTTTTCCTTTTCTATATATTTGCTTCCAATATCAACAAATAAAACTGAGGGTTTGTCAAGATACCACCATGCACAATATGAATCTACTCCCCCACTAAAAAGCAAAATCAAATCTTGTGGCATACAATATTATCCTTATCTTTGATTCTTCAAAACCATCTTTGTATTCATAAAAGTAAAATTTCTCTTAATTTATCCTATCCTCTATAATCATGAGTTAATACCTTATTCTTTGGTTCTGACCATTCTAATTGAACCTTGTGATTGTAATAACATCCACTACAATTTTTTACCGATTCTATCCATTGTTGTTTGTATTTTTTCAAATCCCAGGAAAAAATATCAAAAGAAAACTGACCAAATACATCGTTACACGCAAGAATTTTTCCATCGCAATCTATTATCAAATAATCCGGCTTGGAACAATGCCAAGATAAATTCCAATATTTGGGCAAACCCTCAAAATAATCGCGAATATTGTGGATTTTAAGCCCCTCATCAATTAACTTAAGTCCTATCTTTCTTATCTTTTTCGCTTGCTCAAAATTGATAGCAAGATCATTTTTGAACCTAAATTCTCCATCTCCACTGTGAACTATTCCTGCTATAATCCAAATTCCCTTTGAATCAAAAAATCTTACTATATCTTCAAATTCTAAATAATTTTCCTTCGTCAATATAACATTCGCTGTTCTATCCCCTATATGAGTATTTTTAACCAATGCTCTTTTCCCCATTACAGCCTTATACAAATCTGCCTTTTCTTTTCTTAAACTTAAAATGGGTTTACCATCATTTCTCTCTTTTAATGTATCCACAGAACAAGTTAAACTCTTCAAATTATCAGGAACAATTCTTGTTCCATTTGTAATAACAGTATATGGAATATCAAGATTATTAACTTCATCTACAATTTCTCTAAAATCCTTTCTTAAAAGAGGCTCTCCGCCAAACAAAACCAAGATTTCCGGATCAATTTTCTTGATGATTCTCAAAACATCAAAAATTTTATCTTTTGATAATTCATTCTTTATTCCCCTTCTTGGAACTCTACAATATCTACACCGGATATTGCATCTTCGAGTCAAATATAGACAAACTTCCCTTATCATCATTCCAAACCAAAATTAAGAGTTGAACACCTGCCTTACTATCCTTATAATTCTTAAAATAAGCCGCACAGTAAGGTTTTCTTTTCAAAAAGGTATATTGAGTAGAAGAATAATAAAAACCTTCCTCAGACGTTTGAAACAAGGTCATTTATATATTCTCCCTTGAGATACAACCTCTCTTGCCATTCTTGTTTCTATCATAGCCTGTGGTATAAATTTCCAAGGTCTCTCCAAAAACCCAGTTACGAGAAAATCATCCTCAACCCAAATTTCCAAATTTTTCTCTCTTGCCATATTCCAAATATCCCAAACTCTTTTATTCTCATTAAATCCCATCCCATAGTAAAATCCTATTGGAAAAACAAAATAAGCATCAAACCCAGGCACATAATCATTCTTTTCCCATAGAATCTGAACTCTCTTATTTCTATAATTTAATTTCGATTGGATCAACCTATGAACTCTACAATGATCCCATTGAACATCTAACCGAGGATAAGCCTTTCCCAATTCAGCCACTATTTTATCCACAAACTTAAACTTAACATCCGAAAAATAATGAAGATTTAACCACATACAGTAATCTTCAGCACCTTGAAACTTTGGATTAAATGGAAATCTCATAAATATACTTTTATCGGCTATAGCCGCTCCAATTGAAATTCCATTGAACCAATTAAGCCAAGACCTCCATACATCTTCTCTCGGATCAGGTATTTTTCTTCCCCTATATAAACAGGAAAAATAACAAACAGTATTTGGCTCACAAGCCTCAAACATATCCTTTACCACTTTGGGAGAAGTAAATACATCATCAGAATCTCGCAATAGAATAAATCTTCCTCTCGCTGATTTTATTCCAAAATTTCTTGCCTCAGACAAACCATGATTTTTTTCCCATCCAACCAAGTTCCATAATACACCTTTAAGATTCTCTTCAACTATATCTTTTATTTCAGGCCCTCCATCGCGAACAATTATAACTTCAAAATTTACTCCCCTTTGAAAACTTAATGACCTTAATACCTTTTTGAACATATCCTTACGCCAATCAGAATCTATTAAAACAGGAATAATTACTGATACATCTATCATCTTTCACTCTCCATTCTTATGCAGAAACAAATTCATAGCCTCTTCCTTCGGAAAATTTTCCCCTCTAATTGCACTCGTAGTAACTACAACTCCAGGCTCTTTAATTCCTCTCATTTGCATACATAAATGCTGACCTTGAAGAACAACCATCACTCCAAAAGCGTCTAAAACATCAAAAAGAAAATTTGCAATTTCTTGGGTCATTTCCTCCTGTACTTGAGGCTTTTTGGCAAAATACTTGATTATTCTTACTACTTTAGATAATCCAACATACTTGGCATCAGGAAGGTATGCTACGTAAGCCTTTCCAAAAAATGGCAAAAAATGGTGGCTACACACAGAATAAAACGAAATATCCGAAAATACTATGAGTTGATTATATTGCTCCCTATTGGGAAAAACAGTAATTTTATCTAATTCTGACTTATCCCACATGGCCCCACAAATATCAAAAAGCATCATATGAGCCCATCTTTTTGGGGTATCTTTCAAATTAGGCAAAGTTAAATCAAATCCCAAAATATCAAGAATATCTGAAAACTTCTCTTCTAATTGTCTTTCAATCTTTAATGTGTTCATCTATTTTCTTCAAAATCCCCAAAACTGCTGAACTATCTCTAAAAACCATTCCTGTAAAAGTCTTAGGACAATCGTCTGGTGATCCAAATTTACAAAAAGGTTCAAAATTATTCACTTCAACTATTGACCTTTGACACAAACAATTTCTAAAAGAATTAACTCTTAAAATTTGAACTGGAATTTTTTCAAAATTCAAAAGTAAAATATCAACCTCTGAACTTTTATTCTCATTCATTTTAACCCCACAAACTTATGAACTTGGGGGATTATTCTAACCGGATAATTTCTAAAATCCCAATTACTTAAAATATCTTTACAAAATGATTTTCCTTTGCTCCACTCAGGTTGAAATACAACAGAAATAAAACTTGGAATATCCTCAAGAATATTCTTAACTTCTTCCATATCTCTCTTTTTTGTCAAAACAAACTTAACTTGCCCACTAAATAATCCTTCCTTCATATATAATTTCCAATTATCATTCAATTTTCTTTCTATTTTACTGTTTCCAGAATTTTTTAATTTCGGAGAAAGTGACCAAAAATCTACCCAAGGAAGCAATGAACTATCAAAAAAAGTCCCATTTGTTTCTATTACTACCCAGTTAAACAACCCCTTATCTTTTCCCTCATAAATAAATTTTTCCAGAAATCTACTTTGAAGTAAAGGCTCTCCACCTGTAATAACTAAACTTTTTGTCTTCCATCTTCCATCAAAATATCCAAACAATTCCTCTTTACTTACTTCATCAAACAAAGAATACTCTGTATCACACCAACTACACTTAAGGTTACATCCCGCCAAACGAATAAAAATACTTGCTTCTCCAACTATTATTCCTTCTCCTTGTATAGAAAAAAATGGCTCTTTTGCTAATTCTAACCTATTTTTAGCCCGAGTCAATTCCCTCTTCCCTCCATTTCTTTTAACTCCAATATTCAACATAATGTTTAGAGGATTCCCAAAGACGTACTTTATCTAACGTGACTTCTACTTGAGAAAAATCTAACTTCTGTTTGAATCTCTTATAAATCCATTCAGCAAAATTTTCTGCGGTAGGATTACAAGAGACAACTTCATTTAGAAACTTGTGATCTAACTCTACGTCAACTATCTCCTTCAACATATCAGAAAAATCAGAAAAATTCCAAACAACCCCATTAGACTTAACAGTTTCAGATATTATAAATACTTCTACTTTCCATGTATGCCCATGCAAATTAGTACATTTTCCAAATTCTTTTCCTTTTAACTGATGGGCAGAATCAAATTCTTGACTTATTCGTAACCTAATCATTTCATCTCCTCACTTGATAATAATATCTAAAATTATAGCCGATTTTTTGACGCTATCAATTTCTACATCCTTAAATCCTGGCCGAATAAAAACATCCCTACCTTGAGAAGCCAAAATTGAACGTGCAATAATTATACCTTTAACCGCTTGATTTACACTTCCAGCCCCAACAGACAATAAACTTACATCATGTCTTTCCTCGTAAGTCTTTACAATAGCCCCAGCCAAACTGTGTGCATTTGATTTTGCCGCAACTCGCATTTCCACTTTATCCTGATTCATCTGAAACTAATCTCCCTCCGCATACTCAATATTTCCTCTGCGAGTAATTTCCCTTGATAACAATGCAGTAGCCTTTTCACACCCCGAACAAATAACCTTAAAATATCTCAATTTCCCTGATTCAACATCTAATCTCTTCTTCAAAAATATAACATCTTTTCTGGTATTAGCAAAAGCCTTTCTATCCGAAACATTCTTAAATTCCTCCTGACACTTTTTAGACAATAAAGCCTCTTGATAAGCCGCATCTAATGCCGATGTCAAAATAGAAACTACTACCTCTAATTTAACTCTTTGATAATCGGCCCAAATCCCAAACTTAACAAATCTTCCATGTAAAAATCCAATTTCTTTAGAAGATAAAACAGTTATATCTTCCGGTAATTCTGGCATTTTTGACTTTTTAGGTTCTTCTAACTCTGACTCCTTCAAATATTTCTTTATTTCATGTTCTATTTCAAATTCCATAGTAAACTACTGCCTTTCTTTTACTTCAAACAAAACAAATAACTCAATGCCTTTCTGCTTCCATCAAGGTCAAAATTCAAAGTCTGCTTAATAACTTTTTTACCCCATCCACATCCCTCCTTTTCTCTAATTATCAAAGTTTTTGCGTTCCACAAACCTTCAATAAACTCATCAATCGCTTTAGACTTAATCGAAGCAAGATTTTCCTCTCCTTGAACATTCCCCATTGGTATTCCAAGAAGGGAAGAATGTTTTTCCGACCAACGAATTGGCAATTTAACCCATTTATCCGAAGAATCAAAATGATACTCAACCTTCATACATTCACCCGGATTGCACCAATACCCAAACTGAATTTCAATCTTTAACTCCCCCTTACTATCGCACCAAAACTCAAGGTATTCCGCCAATTTTCTTCCTTTCATCTGTTCTTCCATATACGTCTTATATCTTTCTTCTTCAGTTTGAGAATAATAATCCTTTTTCTCTTCCTTTTTTGCATTCAATAATACTTTAGTGCCTACTTTACTTGCCTCAATTACCTCTTTAGTAAATTTAACTCCACCTGGAACTTCAAAAAGTCCTGATCTTGCATGATCTAATTCAACGAAAAAATTCATTTCTTCTGAATTAAGAGATACTCGCTTTCTCTTCTCATTCAACATAGCAAAAATAGAATCCCCTAAAGGAGAACATCTCAAATCCACTGTCCATGAATCATATTTTGGCTCTACCAAATCCCTCAAGGCATTTACACTTGCCTTCTCCTCCTGTAACTCTCTTTGTATGCCCCGCATTATCTCTAATCTCTCATTCTCAGGAAGAGTGTACTTCCTTTCCATTTCAATAGAATGCTCTAAATCATAAAGCCATCTTTCAACTGGCCCCATTTCAGATGGGTCTTTCTTATCCCAGTCAAAAGATGATCCTTCCAGATTAGAAGTTGAATCTTGAGCAAAGCCAAGACTTGAGAATACCATCGCTACAATTACAACTAAACTTAAAAATACAGTTTTCATTTCAACAACTCCTGAAGTTAAACCTTGAACTTACCTCTATTTCTCACAACATCAATTTTAGGTTTTACAATTTGAATCCTGCTATTTTTCAAATGAGCCATAAGAATCAAAGCCAATTTCTCAAATTTCAAATCCTCCTCTACTTGTCTGCATAATTCTCTAATCTCTTCAATAGAAGCCGCCCTTACAATATTCTCTGAAGAAATTTCCTGCAACACAACTCTACCTGAAGTTTCCTTGAATAAAGCAATTCCATATTCAAATTTCTTCTCACTATTCTTACTCATGTCAACTCCTCAAACCGAGTATCACTAAAACAAATTGAACACCAAGGGCATGATTTAGCAGTTGAATCCTTTGTTCCCTTACAAAATCTATCAGCAAACCTCCCATCTCTTATATTCTCCAAAACAAGATCAACTCCATCAAAGATTCTATCCACAATCTCATCATTACGATTGATACAAAACTCTTTTACATCCCTCAAATCTCCAGACAAAAGAGTAGATTTAGGCATTCTTACTGCCGCCACCCAATCTTTACAATAATACTGAACTCTAACTTTTTTACATCCTCTCTGTCGAGCATACAAATATGCTTGAATCTTATGAACATCTTTTGCTTCCTTCAAATAAGCAAAAGAAGCCGCAGTAATAGACTTCAATTCAAAAATTTCCTCCTCACATCCCTTTTCTAACTCAAATACTCCATCCGCATGACCCAAAATTTTTCTTTTAGAATCAAAAAAATTCACTTCTCTCTCAAATTTATACAAAAAACCCTTTTTAACCATCTCCTCATAACAAGTTTGAAACCAACTATGTACTATTATTCCAAACGAAAATGTCCTCAATAAAACAGGATCAACAAGTGCTTTCTCTTTATCAGAAGGCTCAACTTTCATCTTAATGTATTGAAGTCTCCTCAAACATTTCTCTCCAGCAAGAGAAGAAATATGAAATACTCCGATCTTTCTTTTCTCAAAATCATGAAAAACCGGAGTAATCTCATATCCATGCGAATCCATCCAATATAAAAATGAATTTAATCTTTCAATCAACTGTGCTCCATTTGCTTTCTTTTGTTCTCGTATATTATCTAAAACATTTCTTAAAGTCAATTTATTCTCTCACTTTTCTCCAAAGACTGGGGAGCCAAAAAAATAACCATTAACCTCATCAATACAGGAAGAAAAAAACTCCATATCACCCCTTCTCCACAAAGACAATAAAAAATCTTCTGAATACTCTTCTTCAAAAACTATTGGGCCTTTCCAAAAAGTCAATTTTATGGCCCGTGTACGCCAATCCCAAACTCCATCCCCTTTTATTTCTGAACTAAATCTTATCTTTTTATTTATTGTAATATTCAATGAACTAATAAACCATTTTAATACTTCTCTAACATATTCAGAATCTTGAATTGTTTCTTTTTCAATTTTTTCTTCTGTCCAACCAAACCACTTTTTAACTTGAAACAATAACCTCTTAAACCCCGAAATTCCCTCTTTCTTACATCTTTGAACCTGTTCAAGTTTTTTATCCCTATTTTCTGCGATAAACTCAGGAAATATTTCTTTCAATAAAATCATCTTACCAATACCATCAAAAAATTAGACTTCATTCTATTATTCCTCCTTTATCAAGTTTTTCAAGAATCTCCTTTGCAATATACCATTTTGGCCTTTTTCTTAAAGTTTTATACTCAAGCAATCCATTAGGCAATCCTCCCCATCTTCCTGGAGCCTCTGAATCTTCAAGAAAATCAAACTCTCCTCTAACAACTGAAGTATTCAAAAACACTTCTTTTGCAAGTAAAAACAAATACTCAGCCGCACTTGATTCAGATAAATGCCCTCCATCAGAAAGACTATTAAATACAAGTTCTGTTTCAATATTATAATCCAATAACAAATTCTCTACCTGATTTATGGCAGGTAATATTACATTAACATTTCTACTATAATCAAAAATATCAAAAAAGTCTAATTGCCAACCATTATCAATAACAAGACTCAAAAACCTATCAATCCAATCCATTGTAGGAGTTTGACAATACCAAGGACGTCCTTCTCCTCTCATGTTATCCATTATATCATCTACTTGAACTCCTCCAATTTTAATTTCTATTCCTTTCTTAGCCTCAAATTTTTGAACCTCCTCCTGAACTACATCGTAAAAGTCATAAAATGTACTATCCGTAGCCCTCCAATAATATCTATTTGGCTCTACCCAAATATTAAAATACAATCTATCTGGAGAGTTCTTTTTCAAAAATTTCTTAATCACTTCAATATACAAATCAGCCCAAGAATGATAATCAACAGGTGGGTGCTTAGGATAAACCACTCTTCCATTAGGGTCTTTTTGAGTGGTAGATACAGAAGCCAAATCTTTTGGAGTTCCCCAAATTCTAATTTGAGACCATCCCCCTTTAGAAGTAATTCTATGGGCAAGATTTATCTGATCCTGCAAAGCCTTTTTTCCTGTACGATGTAATCCTACTAATTGAACATGGTGCTGATTTTTCCATCCATTTTCCTTTTCCCATACATTTATGGCCTCAAAAGGAACAACATGAGTCTTAGATGATCCCCCCCATAAATCACACCCAGGCAAAGCATTGATTTTCCTCATTCCTCAATTCCTCCATACAAAACTGGATCATTCAATCCATACTTTTCAAAAGTTTGTTCATTTGAATTTGCATCCGATCTCAGCCTGACAAACCTTGGATGACGAACAGTGCCTGACTTACTCATATACTGTCCCATTATTTCAACAACCGAACCAATTAACTCTTCCTTCCGATTTGAAATTTCAGCCCTCATTTCTTCATCCATTCCAGAAGTTTGTCCACATTCATGCAAATTTCCCTTTGAATCATATAATCCATATTTAATAGCACCTATCCATCCATTATTTCCATACTTTCCATTACCATCAGTGAATCCCGTAATCACAACATCCCAAGTTTCAATCCTTTTAACCTTAATCCAAGCATTTTTATTACCATACTCCAACCTCGTATCCTTAATCATACCCCCTTCTCCACCAGAGCCAATAGTATCAATCAAAAAATTTATTCCATCCTTACCAACATATCTTGGCACAAGATGAATATATTCAACAGCGGCTTTATCCTCTATCATAGCCAATTCTATGACATCTCGAAAATAATATTCCAACTGCTGCCTTCTTATACCATCAGGCTTTGCCATCATAGGAACTCCCCTCAACCACAAAAGATCAAAAACATGATATTCAACATAACCTATCTCTTTTTGCCTCTCAATAGCCCTCTCTTCACTCGACCCCATAACAGAAACTGTATTTCCAAACTGTGTCACATCATCACCGTTTCCTACTATTTCTCCGTCTAAAACTGTATATCCTTCCAATTTAATATCCCTCAAATGAGGAACATTATCTGACTTATCTACCGGAATATTTGTCTTAGTTGAAATATGTCGAGACAACAAGATGTTCCTTCCATTCCGATCTTTAGGAATATACAAAAGGTACCTACTCCCATCCAACTTTGGCTCCACAATAAAATTAGTATCCTGAAGCATTCTTTGAACAGGATAAGGAACATAATCTCCAGTTTTTACAACAAAACTTCGTCCAGCAACGGCCGGATTCACAAACTCTGGAATAAACTTATACATTTCAACTATCTCCTTTCTTTTTCAATTAAGTCTATGGGAGCAATCAACTATAATAAGGCGAGGCACTTCTCCTTTCTTATAATCAACTACTCCCATAGAAATCATTTTTCAAACTTAAACTCAAGTTAAAGTTTGATTGTATAATATAATATAATATATCTCTTTGAAAAAGTCAAGAGAATTGTTATTTATTCAACAAATCCCCTATCTTGCAATTCTTTCAAAACAGTCTTATCTCCAACTTTATAAAGTTTTATTAACTTCAAATTTTCCTCACATCTCTTGAGAACCAATTTTCCAAACTTAGTTCTTTCTGTTCTCTTCAATTCTTTTATTAAATTAGTCAATGTATTCTCTGGAAACAATGATTTAATCTGATTTAATCCCCACAAAATAATCTTATCAATTCTAAGCCAATCTTCCCTTTCAAACATATCTCCATTTTTATACTTTGTATACAACCAATCAACCTCAGAATATACTTCGCTATACGTCATCATTCATACCCTCAAGCAAAAAATCTTTCAACCTCATAACAACAACTTCCAATAAAGGCTGTCCAACTTCATTCGTAAATGATATTACTCGAAACCATATTTTATCAGGATATGCTAATATTTCCTTTTTTAATTCATCCCTATTCAATCGAAAAGATTTATAAGTTGTTGTCTTTAACTCACAAACCTTATCTTTACCTATCAAATCTAAAAACCACGGAGCCTGATTTCCCGATCCCGGAGTTTCTTCCATTTTCAATAATTTAGACAAACTTTTTGCCTGCATCCGAGACCTATCATAAGACGTTGGAATATCCTTACTCATCCACTTTGGTTTTTTCATTTTTTAACTTATCCTCAACATCCTTCAACAAATCCCTCAAAAGACGCTCTTCAAAACACAATCGCCCTTTTTCTCCTTGAAGAGACTTAAGACGCTCTTTTAATTCCTTTTTTCTTACTTTTAACAGATTCTTCTTTTTCAAAACAAAAACCATTTTTTACTTCCTCCAAACTAATTCCAAGTTCTTCACAAATCTTCCCATGTACCTCCTTTACAAAATCAATATCTTCTCTTAATGCTTCTACAAGAGCAGGAACTCCATGAAAACTTTTTCCTTTAATATTAAACCAACCCGAACCCGAAGATTCAACTACTCCAAGTCTCGTACCAAACCTAATTATTTCTCTAACCCAATCAAAAGCCCCCTGCTTAAAACCACTTCTACTTTTAACCACAAGATAAAGCGAACCTGTTCTAAAAGGTACAGAAGTTTTATTTTTAACAACCTTGCAATCAATTCCAAAAGTAACAAGATTTTTCATATCTCCTTCAAACTCCATTTCTCCTTTTTTCAATCGAACTCTAATAGAATCAGAATATTTTACCCCACGTCCTCCAGGCAAAATTTCTGGAGAACCCCACTGATCCAAACTTGATCTGATTTGATTCACCAGAATGACTGTCGTATTATTTTCTTTGCCTTCAGAGGTTTTAGAATTTAGAGCCGCATGAACTTTTCTTAACCCCTTATTTATTAAACGAGGATTAACTGCCATTTGCTCCTTTTCCATGGGAACATCTAATTCCAACCTTGAACTCATAACTGCAACTGAATCAACAACAATTAACGAAATATCTTCCGCTCTAATAAAGGCTTCAATAATATCAAATCCTTCATTCCCATTCACAGGTTCAGACAAGTAGACCTTATCAAGATCAATACCAATTTTATCCGCCCAAATATCATCCCATGAACCCTCAAAATCAATATATACCACCTTTTTATCCGGAAAAACTCTCTGTGCCTCTCTCATAGCATGAAAACACACAGTAGATTTACCAGATGATTCCAAACCATAAATTTGAACAATTCTCCCACAAGGCCATCCTCCTCCAATAAGATAATCCAAAACAGGAGAACCAGAGGAAAATCTCTCCAAATATCTTTTTCGAGATTTACTTCTACAAAGCACTGTTCCAATACCAAACATCTTATTCAAAACTTTTACTGCTTCCTCACTTGTAAAAACTTCTTTATCATTCATTCCACTTCACCTTCAACAATTTCAGACTTAAATTCCATTATATCTGAAGCAGTCAAAATTCTCTTTTTACACTCATTAACAGAAATAACTTGACTTGTTACTTTTATAACAAGATAATTCTCTCCTACTTCTCCAAAATCTTTAATCCATTTTCTCGCCTCCTTCGTGCTCTTAAATCCAGTTTTAACAAGAGAAATATCTCCAACTCTACCAAGACCTTTTTGAGAAAAAGTTCCAACAGAAAACCTTCCAAAATTCTTTTCCTGTGTAGTCATCATTTCATCCATTATCAATTCTCCCTTCTTTTCAATCACAATCAACAGCCTCAGAATTTGTCCAAAAAGTCATAGTTGTTCCAGCAAGCCTTACCTTTACTTTGCCAGACAAAAAACTCCAGGACTCCACATAGACCTTTGTTCTCCCTGTAGTCCAAACCAATTCGCTTGCAACGAGGAGAGACAATGCCTGTGTGTCTCCCTCAACAGAATACTCGACCGCCTCATCAAATATCTGTTCAGTTGCCGCAGCCAAATACCCTCGTTTCAGAGTACAAGAGCCATCAAGATTTGCTCTCAAATTTCCAACTATAAGCAAAAGAAAAACAAAAGTAATAAACAACTATTTTATCCTCCTCTTAAATATCTTCTTCTCTAACCGTCTTCCTCCCATTAGCCTTTGCCCGATACATTGCAACTGTTAAAATCCCTTCAACCAAATGACTCAATTTCGGAATAGCACTAACCGAACACTGAAATCCTTGGTCATGACAAAAATTCCTAACTGTCATACTTACCACCAACAACTTTTCTTTCTGTGTCTCTTCCACTTTAGACCTCCTTCAATCCCAAGTGATTGCTCCATCATCATCCAAAAATCCACACTTCTTTTTTAACTCTTCCGAAGTCATCGGTTTCAGAATGGTATCCAAAGGTGGCAAATCCTTTGTCAACTCTTCTGGAACATCCGCTTCCTCAAGTGTATCAAAGTTGTACGAAGTATTAAATCCCTCACCAGTCCGAGTAATTTCAAATTTATACCCAGACAATCCTCTTGGCTTTTTACTGTTTATCTTCTCTAACTGACCCAAAACCAATATCCCTGGAGTATAAAGTTTAACAACAGGAACACCATCAAAAGATTTTGATGTTGAAGACCAACTGCCTCTGTAATCTACAACGTAAAATGCTCCAACAAATCTTGGAGAATTTCCTCTCTTACAAAGAGGACAATTTTCTCCTTCATCACCTTCATCAATATCAGACAGACAAACAAATGTACGCCATCTACCATCAACTTGCACAGAGTGCTGATAATGAACATAAGGTGAATCTGAAACAAACTGAATAACTGCTTCGGCTCCATCCAGCAAGAAAAACTTTGGAAAAGTTGCTTTTCTACTCTCTTCTGCTTTTCTTTGGGCCTTTCTAACTTTATCCCATCCTGTTTCAGCCATTTCTACTACCTCCTTACGCCTTCACCCAATACTTGTCAACTTTGACATCTACAACAAGCGGTACAATCAATTCCACTGCAGTTTCCAGAATATGCTTTATCTCTTTAGCAATATCTGGAAGGTACTCATCCCCTACCTCCACAACTAACTCATCATGTACTTGAATCAAAATCACCCCCTTTCCCTTCAAAAATTTGGCCAATTTAACCATAGCCATCTTAACAATATCTGCTGCACTTCCTTGAACCTTCGTATTTATGGCCAATCTCCGTAAAAGCCCATATTCATCATTCATACCGGAAAAATCTCTAAATCTCCCCATAAATGTTGTTACTCCATTATTTATCTTAGCCCCCCTATAAACAATATCAGCATAATCTTTAATAGAAGAAAACCTCTCAAAATAAGCCATTAAAAACATCTTGGCTTCATCTTCTGATATACCCAATCCTTGAGATAAACCATAAGGCCCCATCCCATATACAATTCCAAAATTTATTGTCTTCCCCATACTCCGACTAACTTTATATCCAACAATATCAGATAATTCATTTGCAGTCCTTTGGTGAATGTCTTCTCCATTTCTAAAAGCATCAACCATACGTTCATCATGGGACAAATGAGCCAAAACTCGCAATTCAATTTGTGAATAATCCGCCACTACAAAAGATTTATCCTTTCCAGAAATAATTGCCTTTCTAACCTGTCCATCTTCCCCATACGTAATATTCTGAAAATTTGGATTATTAGAGGAAAACCTTCCTGTTTGTGTTCCCACAGAATTAAATCTACCTCTCATTCTTCCATCTTTTTCACTTTTCACAAGAAATGAATTGATATATCCCAACGTTTTTCCAATCTCTCTATACCGCAACATCTTTGAAGTGATTCCAATAGTATCTTTTGCACTTAATTTCTTCAAAATATCCCTACCAGTGGCATACCTTCCTGTACTTGTTTTTTCAATAACAGGCAATTTCAAATCTTCAAACAAAACCTTCCCAACTTGCATCGGAGAATTTAGATTGAATCTATATCCAACAAGATTTCCACAGAAATTATCTATCTCTTCAGCCTCACACTCTAATTTATTTTTCAAACTAAGTAACTTTTCTCTATCTACTTTAACCCCAGTTTGCTCCATCAAAACTATGACTGGGATCAATTTCATTTCCAACTTAAAAACCTTATCAAGATTTCTAAGGCCAAGTTGATTCTTATATTCATTCCACAATTTCAAAGTATATATTGCATCTTCCATCGAATATTTAGCCAACTTCTCAAGACTTTTAGAAACATTCTTAAACTCATCCATCTTATACCCATACCGCTCAAAAACCACTTTTTTAAGTCCAGCCGGAAGATTGGAAAAAAGCAATTTTCTTGCTACCATAGCATCAAAGATATTTCCATCTTTATCAAATTCAATTCCTTCTCTAAACAACAATCCACAATCAAAAGTTGCATTCCAGGCTATCTTATTCAACTTTGATTCAAAGAGCATATCCAAATATTTTCTGGAAGATTCAAATTCCTCAAACTTTCCATCAACAGAGAATTTTTCCTTTATACATTCTCCAACCAGAAATAAACTCTCATATTTATCTTCCTCTCCCCTAATCGCCAATGATAATCCAAGTATTTCTGAATCATGCTCCAACCCCTCAGTTTCAAAATCAAAGGAAAACTCCCCCCTTGAAAATGCTTTTTCAACAAAATCCTTAATCTTCATCTTTAATGCCTCCTTTTCTCTATATTTTATATATAATGAAGATAATATATTCTCCCGTAAAAGTCAAGAGTTTAATTTCTCAGATATAATTCTTGATATTACATCCTCCTTCTTCAGATATACTTGTTTCCATTCCTCAACGGTATGTTGTGCTGGGTCTTTATATATTAGCCTAACCAAGTATAAATTCATCATAACTTCCTTCAACTTAGAAACCAACCGATTCCGTCCCTTAAATCCCGAAAAATCATTATCCAAAGCCAAAACTAACCTTGAAAAATTCAAAAGATTTTGAATTTGTCTATCAGTAACTCTCCATCCAAGTAGGGCTATAGAAGAATTTCCAGCCCTCCAAACATTCTCACAATCGAGTTCACCCTCTACAATAACAGGAATTTTTGAATCCTTAACCAAAAGCGCCCTATAAAGTCCATATAACCCTCCCAACTCTGATTTTAACCCGCTTGGATAAACATATCTTCGATCTGAATAAACACCTCTATAAGTTACTCCTATTATTTCTCCTTTTAGATTTCTTATGGCAAAAACAAGACAATTACTCAACTTATCATACCTTACATCATTAAGATTTATTCCTCCTAATTTTCTTCTCTCCAAATACTTTACTGCAACAGAATCTTTATCTTCTCCTTTTAATTCTGGAAGAGCAAAAAATCTAACTTTTGGAGACTTAACATCTTCACATTCTCTCTTCCTGTATAAATCTTCCAACAATTTGTCTCTTTTTGCAATTTCTTTCATATCAAAAAAACCAGATATTTTATCTTCTTTCAATCCTTTTTCTCTAAGAAGCCTTAAAACAGAACCTCCTTTTCCACATCCAAAACAAAACCAAACCCCTTTATCCAAATTCAAAAAGAAACTTCCCTTTGTTTCTCTATGAAAAGGGCACAACGAACGCAATTCATTCCCAACTATTCTTGGATTTTTAAGCCCAAAAACTTCAATAATCTTCTCATAAGATTTTATCTTCAAATTTTTCTCCTCCTATAATAATATATAATAATATAATTAGGCTGTTATAGTTTAATAAAATAAATAATCTACTCCTATAACCTATAAAGAAATACTTTCTTTATAGTTTATAGTAGTATATTATTTGCCTTTATCCTTACCAAAAACTTTATCTTTAACTACTAAATAAATTCCCTCTTTTAGTTGAACTAACATACATTGAATTACCACTCTACAAAATTCACAATTTGAAACAGAAACTTTCTTTCCACTTTTTAATTTTCCAGTACCAAAACATTCAATGCTCATTTTTCTTCTCCTTCCTTGGAATCCTCTTTATGCCAAATAATAAACGTAGTAATTACAGCAAAGAAAATTGCTATAATTGCCAAGTACCAAACTTCAGGCAAAAATTTCATAATACTAATCCAAATAACACTTGTAACTAAACTTTCAGGCCATTTATTCTCTTGACTCATAGTTCTTCTCCTTTCTTTTCAGGTTTTCAAAGAGGCAAAAATTCACTTCTTTCTTCTCTACTTTCAATTTCTCCAAGAGTATTAGGATTGTCCAAATCCCACCTTATAGTATAATTTCTTCTATCTGATCTTTCTCTGATTTTCAAAAATTTGATTCCTTGAACCTTCTCCTCATTCATTTCTTCAGTATGCCAAATAGAAAATACAACGTCAGAATCCTGGCTAATTGCATAAGCAAGACCAACTTCATCAAGAGACCCCGATCCTTGAACTCCTCTTTGAAATTGCCATGAGGCTATAACAGGTACTCTAAATTTTCTTGCAACAAGTAAATGCAATCCTCTTGAGACCTCTGAAACCGATTCCCACCCAGTTTCTGCAATCAAATATGCACCGTCAATCAAAAGTATTTCTGGCCTATATTGTTCAACTTTTTGAATAACTGCTGTTAAACTAACTTGATCTTCTATTTGAGTAATAACAAACAACTCTTTGTCCCTGAAACTTTCCATTGAAATTTTAAGTCTATTCCATTCCTCTTCATCAAGTGCTCCTTCAGTTATTTTTTCATAACTAATTCCTGCACTAATAGAATCAATTCTTCTTGCAAGTATTCTTGAAGGCATTTCCATTGAGATCATCAAAACTCTTAATCCCAATTCTCTTAACTTTGACGCAATTAAACACATAAGCCAAGTTTTTCCAACCTTTGGTTTTCCATATAAAGAAATAACTTCTTCTCTATGAAACCCTAAAACACTTTCATCTAAAAATTCTATCCCCGTAGGTATATCAATTCCTTTTGTAACCTTCAAATCTAAATAGGACTTAAATCGACTTTCAACATTTTTTCTTAAATCAATATCTTTTGTCTTCCTGCTAACAATATACAAAGAAGAAACTGACTTTTCTGCTATTTTAGATGCGTTTTCAATATTATCCTCTTTTAACGACTCTGCACAATTTACAAGCATATTGCTCAATATGTTCTTTTGTTTTCTAAACCTTAATTGTTCAATCCAATATTCAACAGGCTCTTTTCCAACATTTATCAATTCAAATCCAGGAAAATTTTTCTGAACAGTTTCTAAATCCGGAACTGTTCCAAATTTTGCTTTATGTCTTTCAAGAAACCTGAAAACCTTTTTTTCTAAATTTTCAAATAATTCCAATCCAATTTCATTATCTACTACAGGGCGCCAATCTTTTGAAACTATTATTTCACTTACGAAAGACATTCCAACACTCATTTGTATTTTCCTTTCATGTTTCCAAAATTTCGCTTTCAAGTCCTTCTTCAAAATAACTTGATTCAATTAAATGAAGAAATTTTTGAGCCAATAACCTATATCTCAATATTTGAACTAAAGATACATGAGATATTCTTGGCCCAGGTCTAAATTCTCCTTTAGGACCTTCTTCTGAAATCATACGTAAAATAACTCCTATATATTCTCCTTCAGATTTAATTTCGTTATCAAATTTATTCATTAAAAACTCTGGTATTAAAATAACTCTTCCAGCGTTCATAATTGTAATTTTATCTACAAACAATTTAGATAAAACAGATACAATGTTATTTCTCTTAAAACTGTCTAATTCCTCTGAGAACATCTCAATCATACTATCAAACATTTCTCTAAATTTAATCATAGATTGAAGATGACTTATACTTTTACCTTTAGATATAAATTGCCATTCTTCATCAAGTAAAACTACCGGAATAATTCTCAATCCTTGAAACACCTCATTTGGTATTTCTGGAACAATAAATCCCAATCCATATTCACTATTTTTTTCTAAACTCGACTTTCCATATTTTGCAAACTGATAGATTACAAAATTCAAATTTTCCTCTCTATAATATAAAGAAGGCTTGAACCCATCAAATCTATACATCCAATCCACAACATTTGAAAAATCTACTGGAGTGTAAACACTTGAGGTAACACTCCTAACCAACCCTTCGTAGGTTCTAAATAATATTGGAGTTAATTCTAATTCTCTTAATTTTCCCTTCATTTCACTCTCAGAACCCACCAATTTTTCAAATGCTTCCCACCCTTTCTTTGTGAATAAATATTTTTCTCCATTATAGATTAAACTTTTAGAACCAGATTCTATTTTTATTCTGAAATCCTTCGGTTTAAGAAAAAAGTCTTTTGTTTTCTTCTTTTGTATCCTTGCTTCCTCATATATCTTTTTTTCTATTTTCAAAAACATGGCTTTATTCTCCAAATCTAAGTCTTGAGTTTGTAGTTTGTAAATCTCTTGTTTTAATTCTTAAAATAACGAGGTATATCAAGAGTTCTCCCACTCAGTAGTGGTAAAGTATGAAAAAATATAATCGTCCATTACAACGCATCTATGAAGGTTTTAACCTTAATCAGAATCCTCCTTGAAAAGAATATCTTTCACTCTCTTTTGCTCTACTGTCTTTCTAAAATCGGAACCTCTAACTTTAACTCCATAAATACAACCGGCTAATAATGAAACTACGCTCTCTCCATAATTGCTCTTTATCTCTATTGGCTCTTTATTGCTTGTAAACAATGTTGGCAATTTCCTATACACTCTATATCGCAATAAATTATCAAATACAGCCTCTGTAAGCCCAGACCTTCCCCGAAATTCTTTTCCAATATCATCAATTCCAAGCAAATGTACATTTCTTATCTGTTTATGCCATTTTCTCTTTTCAACTTCACTCCACCAACTTCCAGCAAAGACATCTACAATCCCTGATAATGAAGCAAATTGAACAGAATACTTTTTCCGTTGGAACAGTATCTCTTTCATTACTCCTATCATTAAATAAGTCTTTCCCACTCCAGTATTTCCCAAATAATAAAGCCCAATTCCTTCTTCAAACATCTCGTCAAACTTATCAACATACTTCAAAGAAATCTCTAAAGCCTTTTTATCTCCTTTGAAATCTTTTAATTCTAAATCCCAAAATTTCTCTAATATTCCTGCATGAAGCATTTTTTCCACCCGAACATTCTTTTTAGAATCTGATCGAGTCACTATCTTCTTCCTCCTGATTTATTCTATCATTCATAATAAACCCTATCTTAGAAATTATACTCCTTCTAAACCCATATAAAACCGGAATGGAAGGAGAATCCACTTTAATAACTCTATAATTGTTCATTAGAAAGTCTATCATTTTTACTACTCCGGATGGAGTATAAGTATCAACCAACTTTTTTAACAAACCATATTCTTTACCACTAATTTTTCCATAGGGAACTTTGAACTTTATGCTAAACTTTGAGGAAAAATATTTTCCAATATCTTTCACATTCAAAATATTTGTATCCTTTAATACATTCCCAATAAAAACACCTTCGACTTTATTCTCATTTTTTTCTTGATTTATTCTTCTTACTATATTTGAACAGAAAATCCATAGAGCCCTATCTCCCATATCAGAAAAATTTTTCCTTTTCAGTTTATCTACTAAATACTGAATTTTTTCTTCTTCAGTCATTTTTAATCTCATCTAATATCTTATACAGACTCTTCAACATTTCACTTTCTCTTTTACTTTCAAATTTTCTGTTTTTAGATTTTAATTCTCTTGCTTTCAAGGAAATTTCATCTAAATCAGAATGTTCAATCTTTGATTTTACAATAGATTTGACTTTGATTTTTTCTATCATTTTTCTTATTTCTTTCTCTGATACCCATTGAGGTAAAGAAAACTCCTCGCAGGATTCTAAAGAAGAAACATTTTTTCCAAGAATACATTCCATATCTCCCTTTTGTAAATTCTTTGAAGAATCACTTTCAAATCCATATTCTCCTACAATTCTTGAGTGTTCACAATAACAGCATTCTTCATTTACAACAGATTTTCCCCATTCTTCTAAAAATTTGTCTTTTGAAATCTTTTTCTTCTTCATAAGAAACTCTCACTTTTTTGAAGAAAGAACCTCTGAAGCCTGTTCACCTAACTCTTCTTCTACAACACTCCATGCCTTCTGAAACGTTTTCTTAGCATTCTTTATATCTTCTTTACTTGGATTAAGAGGTAATGTAAGTCCTGCTTCTATCCTTGCAGATTCATAATTTCCCAAGTTTAACGTAACAGAAGAACTTACACTTACACTTCCAGAACTTTTCAGTATTGGAAGCAAACGATCAATAACTTTTTCTGAAACAGATTCTGCTGTAATTTTTTCCTCTGTCATTTTTTTTCTCCTTTTAATCTTCTGCAAATAATTCCCAAACTTCCTTCTTAAATTCTTCCGGAAGAGAAACACCCTGCTTGACATACTTCTTAACTAACTCAGCAAGACCTTTAGCCTGTTTTTCCGTATACCACCTCCATCCCTTATCATCTCTAATTGTAGCCGGGGGAATAATTCTTTCCTTTTCCCACTTTCGTATTGTCTGTGATCCTCTCTTGCACAAAGTAGCCACTTCTTTTACACTATACAGCATAACAAGATTAGATTCTCCTTCTATTCTAAAAGGTTTTGGCATTTTAATCCCTCCTTATTTCCTTACTTTGTTCTTGCTTCTTAATACTCAAAACTTCAATAAGTTTTTCCTTCAATAAAGCCTCTATCTCTTCTTTTGTTATTTTTCCATTATTAAACTCCATTTCAAATCCTTTTTCAATCAATGTTGGAACTTTTCTAACACAGGATTTCCTAATTTCAGGATGTATCTCAACTAATGACCATCCAAATGATTCATCTAAAGTAATCATTCTTCTAATCTGTCTCTGAAGTTTCATTCCCTCTCCAAATAAAGTGATAGTCTCATTATTATCTCCTCCATTTTTCTTAATCCATTCAAGAATCCCCTTTTTTAAGACTTTAAGTTTTAACTCCAAATCTTCTTTTGCATTTTTTAGAAGAAGATATTGCTCCGCCATTTTCCATAAAGTGCTTTCATCTTGTTTCATTTTACTTCTCCTTTCTAAATCTTAAAATCCTTGACAGAATAACCAAGTTTCTCATATAAAAACTTTCTCTTTCGAGCCATCCCAAGAGTAATTAACATATTTGAATCTACAATATCAATAATAACAGGAAATTTTTTCCCCTTAAATTTACGCTGTATTCTTCCAGTTGCTTGAATTAACCCCAACTTGTTTCCAATAGGAGTAGTCAAAACAAGTGTATCAAGTCTTGGAATATCTAATGCTTCCTTTACCATTTGAACTGTGGCCAAAATAATACTTCCCTTTTCCTCCAATTTTTGCCTATCTTCTCTTGAAGTTTCTCCGATATAAAGTCCAATTTTTCCTCTAATAGTACCTTCAAGTTTTTCTTTCAAATATTTCAAATGTTTTACCCGATGAGACAGAACTAACACAGTTCTTCCAACCCTATTTATTTCAATAATTTTATCTATAATCAATTCATTTCTTTTTCTATCCTTAGATAAAGTTGTTATCAACATTCCTAAATCAAGTTTATTTCTCCAAGAAGAAAATGCTTTATAATAAGGAACTTTTGTATTAATCTTGATCTGAAAAACCTTTGTATTCTTAAATTTCTCTTCTTTTCTATAAACAATAGAACCTATACCATATATGAAAATTTTTTCTAATCCATCAGTTCTTTTATCTGTTGCAGTCAATCCAACCCGTAATTTTCCAGGGAATTTTCTTATAACTTTACTCCACTGCTCTGAACCTAACCTATGAACTTCATCGGAAATAACAAGCCCAAATTCTCGAAAAATTCTTTCCTGCCGAAGAAGTGATTGAATCATTCCTATCACTATAGGCTTATCTAAATCAAAATATCCATTTCCAATTTTTCCTACTTCAACTCCAAGAAAATTTTCAATTCGATTTGCCCACTGATCCATCAAAAAGTTTTTATGGACTAAAATCAATGCTTTGACTCCACACCGTCTAATCATTTCAATTCCAACAACAGTTTTCCCAGACCCTGCAGGCATTACAATAATCCCACCTTGATTTTTCTCTAATTGTTCAACTGCATCATTCTGATCTTTATAAAGTGGTTTTAACAATTTTGCAGGGAAAGAAACTTTTTCTCCTTTTGCTCTTTCATCTATTGTTACAAATTCATCTATATACCCTTCAATCGGAAATTCTCTTGGAATTTCAATTGTATTTTCAGAATCTATAATCTTATAGTAAAATAAATACTCAGAGATTCCCTTCAAAGAAAATCCCATATTTTTCAACTGTACATACTTTGGATTCTTGAACATTAAAGCATTTTTTATTTTATCAAGAATTAGCATATTATTACAACCACTTAATACTAAACTATGATTTTTACGAACATAAATCATAATATTCTCCTATATTTCCTTTATTTTTTCTTTCATAACCTTTCTAATCAAATTAGCCAATTTACTTGGTAATTCAGAAACATTCTCAATGCATAAATTCTTTGAATATAAGTTACTCCTATTATTTCTCCTTTTATAATAACCCGACGAATCTCTAATCCTAATCCCAAAAACTGGAATCTCCTTTTCTACTTTCTTAATAACATTAGCAGTATGAGTTATTGCACTACGGAAACTATAATTACGTGCCAAAGGTTCTCCATCACTTATCACGAAAAGCCATTTATTGGGATTTTTACAATTCTTCTTAAAATCTTTTACTACCATTTCAATAGCGACTCCATCTCGATTATTTCCAGCCACATCGGCTAAAAATCCCAAACTTTCTTTCTTTGCTTTTGGAGAATAAAATCTTATCACATTTGTAGAAGTAGCAAGCGGAGAAAAACGTCCATCATCACCTAAATCTGCTTTATGTCCATATACGAAAAATTCAATTCCAAGTCTTAAAAATACTTCAGTCAAAAGAATTGCAGTATGTTTTGCCATAGTTGCTTTTAATCCAAACATACTACCTGACATATCAACTAAAATAGCAATAGCCGGAGTTAAAATTTTACCTTCAACCTTTCTATAATAAAGATTGTCATTATCACTTCTTACTAAATACAATTTTCTTCGATCTAATTTTCCATTTTTTAATCCTGCAACTGTTCTTCCCTTTTTCTTTCGAGTAAAATTAAAGATTTTAACCATTTTTGAAATATTAGGCCCTATTTCTCTTAAAGATTCAGAATAAGAATCTAATGATACATTAGATTCAACTTCAAATTCTTCTTTCCCAAATTTCCCTTCAATTCTTTCAAATGATCTTTCTTCAAGTCTTTTAATCTCTCTAACTGTTTCGGTTTTCAATTCCTTATATGTATTAGCCTTCTCGGTTATTATACCTATAATAATTTCTATACTTTTTTCTAACTGCAAATCTTTGTCTTCATCATCAACTTTATCTTTATTTCCTTCCTTACTATCAGAAATATTTTTAGAATCTGATTCTCCTTTATTATTCTTTCTTATTCTTATTCTACCTTTCTTATTCTTATCATCAATAGAAGAATGTTCCTCCAATTTTTTTTCAACTTTTAATCCCAATTTTCCTTTTCCTTTACCTCTTCCTTTAATTTCTACAGTTTTAGGATTTATTTTACTTTTATCCCAACACTTTTCAAATTCCTTATAAATCTTAACAGTCAAAGATTTTACTTCTTCTGATTCAGTAGGAAATGGAGTAATTAATTCTATTGCCTTTTTTATTTCTTCATTCCACTTTTTCATAACTTCTTTATCTATCAAATGAGGATATCGAACTAATTTTGCCCAAGTACTTATCCAAGATGATTTTATTATATCTTCTACAGAAAGTCTTTTTTTCTTCAAAAATGTCTTAAATTCTTTACAATACTCTTTTATAATTTCTTCCATTCTTTCACTCATCATGTATTCAGCAACTTTTTCTATATACCCTATATATCCGGGGGCATAATTTTTCAACTTTGCTTCAATTCTTTCATCTTCAAGAATATTCCATATAAACTTAAGTCTATTGCATATATCTGAATCTGAAATATCAATCCCTTCTGATTTAGCATAATCAAAAACTTCTTTAATTATTTCTACCGGAGTTTCTATTAGATGAAGTAATTCGTGCAAAGTTATCCCGATTACTATATCTGTCTTTTCCCCGATAGACATTTTATTACAGGATTTACTTTCAAACATTGAACAATCAACAAAGATTTGCTTTTTCTTCAAATCACTAAATCCTGCTGCATCTCTATCAAAACCAGTTGGATGTATTGAAAAATTCAATTCCGAAGATGGACAAGTTATATCTGCCATCAATCGAGCCAATTTTAACGCCGAGTAAATCTCTTTAGATTGAGATTCTCTTGACGTTTTACTATAACCCCAATTAAAATATCTATCTACATACGACTCATCATAAGTTTCTTCCCAATCATAAAGAGATTTTCTTATTCTTCTTTCTCTCCGCTTTTTAATAAATTCTTCTTGTTCAAAATCTAAATCTTCATCTTCCCAAGTTTTTCTCCACCATCTTTTCATTTTATATCTCCTTTACTGTTTCTGAAGAATAGCCTTTACAATAGTTCTTTCAGAATTTACACCGCCTTCTGCATCATACATCGGAAGAATTACCATCTCCAATGCAACGATTAAATCAAATCCATCCGAAACCATATACCCAACATCAAGAGCCATTCTTGTAGAAGGAGGAGAAACTATATCTCCCTTCTTCCAACTATTTCTCATTGACTCAAATACACTTGCAATATTATTAGCCATTGTTTTACTGATATCACACCGTTCTAAAAGTAATTTAGACTCTAAATCTTTTGACAAATAATCCAACTCTACTGGACGAAATCTATCCTCAAATGCGGTATCCAAAACATTACATCCAGCATAGGCACTTCCTTTATTAGCCGTAGCAATAATTCTTGTTCTTGGATGAATGTTAACAATCTTTTCTCCACGCCCTTCATCCAAGGGTAAATATTTCTGAAAATCAAGAACCGGAAAGAGATAATTGTCTGCTTCATGAGGAGCCCTTGTCAACTCATCAAGTAATATTCCCTTTCCTGTTCTAACTGCCTCTACGAAACGGGACTCTTCAAATATTGTGCCTTCCTTATCAAGATGGGTATTTCCAATAAGAGCGCTTCTTGGATCAATCCACTCACCACAATTAAAACGAATATATTCCATGCCCAATCCTTCAAATACTCTTCCTGCCAAATCAGTTTTTCCACATCCCTTTGGACCATAGATCATAACATTTCTTTTTCTTTCAATACACCAAAGAATAAACTGAATTGTTTTCTCCTCAATCTTAAATCCTTTAAGAAAAGGATACTTTTCTTCAAAATCCTCATCAGATTCATTTTCTGATTCTAAATTCTCCTCATCTATAGAAACTTCTGAAGATGAAGAAATATGATCTTTATCTAAAGCACATTTAACTTTCCACAACGGAACAACTGGAGGAAGTTCAGCATCCGGAAGTTCTGCTTCTGGTGGATCAACAAGTTTAATTCCAGATGCATCAACTGCAGCCCAATCTCTTGTTGCTGTTAAAAATCCTTTTCCTCGACGAGTTACTGATAAAGACCCCACTGAAAAAAATTGACCAACAGGAAATTCATCTCTGGCCTTTTTAGAAAAAGCAACCTTCATACCCAGATACTTTTTGGGCACAATCTTAAATCCTACTGCATTGCAAGGGACAACTCTTTTTCTACCCCCAATCAATACTGTTTTGACCAAATACATTTGTACCTCCTTTGACTTTGAAAACTTTTGACTTATAATATAATAAGGTATAATATAATATAATATGTCTCTTGAGAAAAGTCAATAGTCTTATTATTTTATCAAATTCCTTTCTTCTTTAACTTTTCTTACCTTAATCCAAAACTCAACCAATCTATATCTTCTTGTGAAGTATGGCTTAAAACAAAATATCAAAATGTTGAGTATAATATATTATAATAGGTCTTACTATAAAAGTCAAGACCCAAAAAAATTATACTATAAATCTTATATGACTTGTTTACTTATCAAACAAATTCTCATTTTACGAAGCAAACTTAGGCAAAGAACCTCCACCCCAAGATTCATACGTAGGCATTGCATACATCCATACTGGACTTATATCAGTAACCCCTTGTGAAAAATTAAGAGTACTTGGCAATGAAACCAATGATATTCCTAAATCAATATAAAAATAAAAAGGCAATCTCGGCTTTCCAGTGGTAAATAAATCACCAAAATTGTATATTTTTGCCTGAGCCGTTGTAGCCACATTTTGATTTACTGCAAAGCACAACCAATACATAGTTGGCCCAACCTGAAGAGAAACTACATTAGTTAAAGCAACTCCAATCATTCCTGTTGATCCAATAGCAAACATTCCAGTATCAGCAATAAGAGTCCCGGAATCATCATAAATACCCAATCCATAATTTAATCCCGTTGTATCTGTTCCGACAGCCTGAACGCAAAAATATAAATATTCAATATTAGTCAAAAATCCGACTTCCATGGGCATCAAATGAATTCTTGCATTTCCTGCATTTGTTCCAACCTCACTATAATTTGTTGGCAATTCTCTAATCGTAATTCCAACTATCGTAGGATCATTCCTTGCCATAACTGATCCTGTAACAGTTAAATTACCGCTTATCCTTGTATCACCATTAACATCTATCGGATATTGAGGAGTATCTGTTCTAAGCCCAATTCTTCCTCCTTGAGCCTCTTGAACTATAAAAGAAGCCCCTCTAACATGAAGTTCTTCCAATTCAACTTTTCGTGAGAAATAAAACCTATCTTCTGAAGCCCAGACTCCATCTGTAGCAAAAGGAGAAGTATAAAAAGAAATCTTTCCAGCAGTGCCATGAAAATTCACACTTGCAATATTATTATCACTATTTGAATCTACCCATATATCCCCTTGTGACTTTATATTATCCCAAGCAAGAACCCTATTTAATTGAATTTCCCCTGAAGATAATAACTTAAATAAATCAGAACTATCATTTTTCAAATGCAACACCGGAATAGGAGTTGCAAAGACAGAACCTCCTAAATCTATATCCAGAATTTTTGTTCCTACTGAATTTGTCAAATTTGGAGCCGAAATTGACAGAAACACTACTCCACCAGATTCTCCAGTTAAATCAACAGCAACCTGCTTAGTAGATGAATCCAAAGAAAACCACGGATCATTACCTTGAGCCGTAAGCAATTCAACCTTTCCATTTGCATCAGTAATTCTAAAAATTCCTCCAATTTCAAGCGTTGTATCAGGAACCCTATCTAAAGCAATTCCCGCCCTTCTATTTGAAATATCAATATCTAAAGTCCTATCAGTTCCATCCCAAAAAAGTGAATTTCCTCTTACATCCAGTTTATATAAAGAAGAAATTACACTGGTATTTATTCCAACTCCAGCAGTTGTAACCTTCAAAACTGTTGTTCCAACCTGCAAATCTCCGCTAACAAAATAATCTCCATTAAGATTTGATCCTAATACGACTGTATTCTGGGTTATATCGCTATCATGTATTTCTGTTTGCCCAGAAGCATCCCTTGAAATTGTAGCAATTAATCTATACTTGTAAGTAGAAGTATCTACTGGAACACTCGTTCCAATCCCAAAATTCCAAACCAATTTTAATCTACGTGATGTCTCTACCCCGATATTCATATTTATCAAGTTTGGGTCTTCTGTAGAATCTATTTCATCAAAATAATATCTAATCCAAATATATTGAGGATCATTTTCTTGCCCTAAAAAATTACTCTGTACTGAATCTGCTGATAATTGAAAAATAATACCATCTATGAGTATGTCTCCCTTTTTAACTATAACAGTATTATCTCCTGATCCTCCAACAACTTTGAACCCATCATCTGTTCCATCACTTATTCGTGCCTTCGTATGATTAGATAAAGCATAAGAAATCTTCGTCAACCAATCCCATAAAATATCCTGAGATTCATTCTGATCTGCATCTACCCACAACTTTCCTTGCTGAAAAATTACTTTTCTATAAAGTTTCGTTGAATCAAACGTATCTCTTGAAATATCCGCCATTTATTCTATTCCCCCTCCAAGAACTGATAACCCATATTCAACCATTCTTCCAATAAAATACCGTTCACCAGCAAAAGTTTTTCCATTCACATAAGATGTAAGTCCAAGCAAGGTATCCGAGATAACATTCTCAATCTCATAAACACCATTGTTTTCATGTTCACTACCATAAATAACTAATATATCTCCAGCCCTCACTAAATTCCTAAAAATTGTATTTTCTCCTGTTACTACCGGAAAATTTTCTACACAATCTATTGACTCATCATCATACAAAATCCGCATATAATAAGACCCAGCCGGAATATACTTCCAAATATCATTATCAATAAACTTCTTTTTATCTTCACTTTCCACAACAGATGTAGCAGAAGAACCTTCTTCAAATTTTACTCCATCCACCCAAAAACTTCCATTTTGATTTTCAGAAACCGGAATACTAACTGATAACTGTATTCTTCCCGGAACATTAAAAGTAATTGATTTTTCCAATCTTATCCAATTTTGACCAATAACCTGATTTGATAAAATTGCTTCTGTAACTGAATTATACAAATCAGAATGAGTCAATCGCAATTCAAAATTAGTCAACATATTGTCTGCTTTAACATAAGCAGAAAACGTATATGTTCCAGCAGGAAATACCTCTAATTTCGTAGTTATTCCTCCCCATTGAAGAATAGTAACTTTCAAAGAGTTATTTCCAAATAAATAATCTTCAAATTCTGGAACAAGAACTTCATCTCCTTTAATTATCTGCCAAGGAAAAAATTCTAAATTACTATCTTCTTGAAAACTACTAAGCATATACGGATTTTGAAGATAATTCCATCCCTGACCACTTATTTTAATTCCTAAAACCCTTAATGATTGATTCGGATACCATAAATAAGAACCAACATCCCCAGAAGTTCCAATATTTGCAAGCATATAACTATCATCTGTATCTACACTTCTATAAAAATTGTTATTTGAAATTCCAACGACTTTAGAAGGTACTACTTCTGTAGATTCTATATTTCCACCTTCACTTTCATCAATATCAAATGACATAGTAGTTATCCCGCCATCAGACCACACAAGACCTTCATATGCTCTATCAAAAATAATATTCCGTAAATCCAATCCTGTAAGACTATCTACCAAACTGCCATCCAAATACATTTCAACCCGAACATTATTTGACTCCAAATTATATGCTCTTGTTTCAAGGCAAATCCACGTATCTGAATTTATACTTATTGTATTTCCAATATCACCCCTAATTTGAAGACGTATTTCAAAAGTTCCATCTGTTTTCCTATGAAATTGCGGAATTATCCCAATCCCATCTAAAGAACTATACCACTCTCCAATCCCAATAAACCATCCAGAACCTGTAAATCCAGAAGAATTTAATCTAAAATAACATTTTCTATAAGCCGAAGTATCTAAACTTAATCCTAATCTATATAAATAATACCCCTGACTTGACGCTGTTGTTGTAAATCTCATCCCATAACTTCCAATAAAAGCAGCAGAAGATAATACTGATCCAGAACCTCCATTATCTTGAATTAACCAATTTGAAGTATCTCCACTTTCATAGCCATCATAAAAAATTGCTCTATCCCTATTTACAGTAGCATTATATCCGGTCATATATTGAATAGCATCAAAAATTGAACTTAATGTTCCCTTTCTTCTCCATATATCTACGGCATACTTAATATAATTTCTCTTTTCCTGCTCACTTGCAGAATCAACAATCTTTACTCCAACATTTGAAGCAAGAAAATTCAAAAATTCTTCCGGACAATCTTCTGTACTCTTAAAATTAAACAATCCTTGAATTAAAGATTTTATCGGATTTATTCCATGTTCCTCAATAAGAGATAGAAAAGCATTAAGGTCTCCTTCAACATCTTCCATCTTATAAATACTGGGCAAATAATCAAATAAACTCATCTTAATCTATCCCCCATTGATACTGGAGGCCCTATATTTATTTGAATTGATCCAACCTCTGAAATTTCAAAATCATCAATAACTACATCAGTTCTTGGAGTATCAATTATAACATGATCTACTCCAGAAACTCCTTCTATTAAAGCATAAAGTTGAGACAAATACACATCCCTTCCAAATTCATTTGTATGCCGTCCCTTATCATCTATAAATGTTGGAGATAAATAACTTTCTATCACTTGATTTACCTCTCTTGACACATCTTCTTCAATATATCCCTCTTCAATATATACAGTACATACCACATCTATTGGAACATACGTTGGGTCTTTTATCTTAACTGAAAAACAAGCCAACCTCTTTGTATCCAAATAAGCCTCTAATTCCAATTTTAATGAAGTCGATGGAAGTCCGCCTCCCTCTGGAACTACAACTACCCAAACTGTTTGAGCCTGTTCATATGCCTTTGCTTGAGCAATACGACCAGTTGTACCTTCCCAATGTTCTACTAAATATGAAAAATCAGAAGGTGTAACTGCTCTATCCAGAGACCGAAGATTACGTATGGCGTTTTCTCGTATAACTTCCACCGACTCTCGTAATGATCCACCAGAAGCCGCCCTTTCATTTATTACTGAATCTAAATTTGTCAATAAATCTACAAAACTTATTATTCTTCCAGAACCTACATTACCATCTTCACCTCCTCCAACTTGATAATCCGCTGTAATAACACTTGAAACCGGAGGAATTTTTCCTCTAATACCATCTGAAAAAAGGATAAAAACTCTTTCTCTCGAATTTACACTTATCACATAGTGCTCATCCATAGCCCCCGAATCAATAAAATCACCAACTTCTGTCCATTTTGTTCCATTAACATAAACTACCACAGAACTTGGAATAATTTCATTCCTGCTCAATTCAAAAACCTGATTTGCGACCCCATTACTTGTTCCAACATTTTCCCCACTAACAAATTCTCCATGAAAAGCCGAAAGATAGAATGTTGTTGCAGTATCTGGTACTAACCAATTCCTATTACCATCATCTGATATATTCAAACCAGTATTTTCAACCAAAGACTCAAAAAAATTGACAGAAAATATCTTTCTCTCTTCAGTGGTTAACGGAACAGTTCCAACTTGAAATCCTCTTGGAACAATTAAATTACCTGTTCCACTCCTGCCCATTTTCAAAATAACATAAGCCGCTGTTCTTTCTCTTGGAGTATAATCAATCAACTTAGCCAATTCTACAACAGAATCTCTCCTTCTTGCTGTTCTAAAAAATCCCTCATTTGCCGCAAAATCAATATACCAAGACAACATATCTCCCATATAAGCAAATAATTCCAACAAAACAATACCAAGATCATCAGAATTAAAATCTGTCCACTTATTTGTATAATTCGGAATTTCTCTTAATAATTCTGATCTTATTGAATTAAAATCTCTATTTGAATAATCTAACTTTATTCTTGCCATACTTAACCATTCCTTTTTACTTCATATTGAGACGTAACTATCCTTCCAACTCCTACAAATACTACTTCAACAAATAACTTAGAAGATTCTTGTTTTATCTGAATATCTCCTAACTGAATACGAGATTCATACTTGAAAGCCTTTGAAACTGTATTTTTAATTATAGGCATTAAATCAGAAGACACTTCTTCAAAAACAAATCTTCTTAAATTTGCCCCCCAAGAAGGTCTCATCATTCTTTCTCCATACCCTGTAAATAATAACTGCTTAACATCCTCTTTCAAATGAATAAATTCTAAAGTATTGTTCTTTGATATTCTTACCCCTCCATCTCCCTCAAACTGAAAAGGATAATGTATTCCCTGTCCAAAAGGTTCATCTGGATAAGATACAGGAATTTCTCTAAAAACTACCACATTATCAGAACTAAACACAGAACCAAAATGAACCATATCTACTAATACTTCTCCGGATGAAGATAATTGGGAAACTTGAATTTTAACCTTTTTTGTATCTGCATTAAGAGGAGATAAATTATATACATATCGAGTCCAATTCCCATTAACAGCCTGCCCGTTTAATAATGTCTGAACTTGTGTTTGAGTAATTTCATCTTCCTTATATTCTCTAACTTTCAAATTAACTTGAGAAGTCCCACTCAATTCTCTCAACATTATTGTTAAATAATATGATTCCTGATTATCTACCCAAATACCATCACTTTCTATTATTGCAGTTCCTGTACCTCCTGAAGCCAATTTAACACACCTTGAACCTTGAAAAGCGTCCAAAATATCCTCTGTAACTGTTCCATCAAGTGTTGTTGTAATATTCCAATTATCAAAACTATTCCCACTACCATTTTCAAAACTATAATTTTGAACAAAATTTGAAGCCACTCCAACAAACAATATCCTTCCTACTTCTATCTTTGAAGAGATAATTGGACTTAACTTAAATCCTTTACTATCTAAACTACAAGCATAATCTGGATTATAAGCAGAATCTAAAGAAGAGACTGTATCAAATCGTAAACTATATGATTTTGCATATCTATTTTTTTCATTTGCCACAATATAACTCCTATTCCATGAAACTAATGCTTCATCATCTTTATCTAATCTTGAAATCTTAATATTTGATGGAATTATACTCATGAAATTCCAGTCTCCCCTTTATTATCATTAGACTGTCCAATATTGCTTATGGCATGAGAATGCGAAGGACTTCCTCCCACTGCTGTAACTCCAGAAACTTTTATTCCATGCAATACTGCATGATTTTTTATCTCATCAATAACCGTATTTGTAACCGCTTCTGCGATAGCCATTGCAATAGTATACAACAAATCCTCCATAACTGGAACATTATCATTTTGCCCTGGATAACCTTCGGGTTTTCTTACAAAATGTCTTTCTTGAGCAATAGTCTGCAACAAGCCATTTTCATTATCCGTACTATATAAAGCATTTTGTAAATTTGTTCTCAACCGATCTTTATCTAAAGGCATTTGTAAATCCTTACACTTAAGGTAGAAGTCCCTATTTGAACCAAGTAAATTCTTTAATTAACAAGGTATATTCAAGATTTTTCTTCTCCTGAAGGGTTTTATATGGATAATTATAAAGTCCTTATATACGGGCGCTATGAAGGTATTTCATCTCTTTGATAATATCAAACCTTTGTTCATCATTTTTTCCATAACCCAAATTCCTATTGCTCCAATAAATTCCAAACTAAACACTTTCCAATCTACTAAATATATTGGCTCCATCGAAAATACAACCAAAAAACTCAATATTATAACATACCATAACCAATGAAATTCTCCTTGTTCTATTCCGGAAAAATTTCCTAAAGCCATTGGAATAATTACCGGAAAAGCAAATACAAATATCATATCTGGAACCTCAGAAAAACTCCCAACAAAATAGAGAAATAAAACTAACCAAGCAAGTTTACTCATTCTAAAATCTTTACTCCAATCCATTCCAGACAATAATGCTAAAGGTCCCAAAATTCCCCATATTCCAAGTGTATGCCTATAAAATTCCATATTATCATTCAAAACCAAACTCTCTTTATTTCCAAGATATAAATTATTCCATTCTAAAGGCAATAAAGATCGAAAAACAATAAATATCAAAACCGGAATTATAGCCAATTTGAAAACTTCCCAACTTTCCTTTTTTATCCTATCCCATATCCAAGGATAAACTCTCCATATTAAACGTACTGGAAGCAAAATCAAAACTACTCCATTGCATAAGACTCCAAATAACAAAACAAGAAACAACACCTTATCATTTTCTCTTGTTATATAAATCACCCCTAAAAGAAACAACATCATAGAAAAAGGCATTACTATAGAAGTTTGATAGAAATACACTGGAACTAAAGACCAAGTAAAAAAATAAGCCAATCCTCCAAGCAAAGCCCATTTTATATCAAACCCCCAAAAGATTCTCAACCAAGAAAACAACACCATTCCAATTCCAAATATGCATATAATTTCAAAAATCTTTTCATAGTAATTTTCTTTTGAAATCATCATAAACATGAAAAATAAAACTAATCCTTCAATTAAAAATGCCTTTTTATTTTCAAAAAGAAACTTTTTCATTATGGAGCCTTTACTGTTGAAACCATAATATGCTTTGATCCAGTATATGGACAAAGAGAATTTGTCGTAATAACTTGTCCATCTCCATCATTACAAATAACTTCAACACCTCTTATTTGAATTTTTCCATCAGGTTCAAAAATAATCTCTTTTCCAGAACTATGAATAATCTTTATATATTCTTCTCCATTTGTATCATCAAAAATTATTCTATGCCCACTTCTTGTCTTTAATACCCTTACATTTGGCCTATTTTGAAGGGCATCAACAGGAAATTCTGTTTCTCCATTAGGTCGAGTCCAAAAACAACCAGACCATATTGGCTTAAGTATATCTCCCTCTTCAAACTCGATCCAAACTCCAGAATCTAATTCTGGAACAAAAGCAAATCCTACTTCATCTATTCCTCCAAAGGGAAGACAGGGCATAGCCCAGTTTGTAAGTGTCTCTTCTTCACGGTATTTGCCCCCATGAATAGCCGGAACGTATGCCCTAATTCTTCCCATTTGCAATGAATCTTTATTATCTTTGCACAACCCCCTATACTTTCCATATAACCTTGAAGATGTATCTTCTATTGCTCGATCCCTAAAATGAGTTGCCAACTTAAATTCTCTCATTTATACCTCTATAGGAATACCAAATAAAATCCGATTTAATTCAGCCTTATCTGTTATACTTCCTTCTTCAACTTCTCTTTCTCCAACAGGCATAGCATAAGAGAAAAAATCTATATCATCACTCAACTGGTATTCAAAATCTTTTGGAATATCTTCTAATGGATACGATACAGAACTTACTGCATTTCTAATAAGTGTTAAATCACAAGTATATCCATTACTTCCAATTCGATGTTTTACTCTATACACTAACCAACTTCCAGAAAATCTCTTACCTACTCCACTTATATAAACAGTCCAAAGAGTTCTTAATTCTTTAATTCCTATTGTTGTAGCCTCAGCCTCAAGAACCCATCTTCCTGACAAATATCGACTATTTATCAGTTGTTGAATATAATTTTCCTCTTGATTAGAACTCATGGTGAAATCCCCAACCAAATTGTATAAGTTTCATCATTTCCAGAAACTGAATTACTTTTCAAACTCTCTTTATCACGTTCCTCAAAAGGAATAACCACCCTATTTGCTTCACTCTGAAGTTCTAAACTTGGAGTCATAGACCTTTCCCATAATTCAGATACATTTGGAGTCCCTTGTACATTAGAATTTTGTTTTGGCTTTCTTATAATCTCTTTAGATAATTCATCCGGTTTAACGGAAGCAATTTTAACTTCCTTATCATCTGCAATCCAACTTTTACTTTCTCCTACAACATCTCGTGTTTGAAGTTTTGGTCTAAAACTCTTCAAAGCATAATTTCCAGTCTTATACCCAAGATTAAGCATAGGTGATTCTGATAACCTTGGAAGCATAAAGAAAAACACTCTTTCCCTAACAAACGCAGAGTAGCCCCATCTTTTTGCTATTTCAGTAATCATCTTCCAATCACTCTTATCAGCCTTTTGAGTCCATTTCTTTTTCGTACTAAAATAAGGACTAAAATCATCAAATTGTTGCTCCGTTTTCATAATATAATATCTACTAAATGGAGCCGGAAAACCTTGTTTACGAGCCATTCTCATGTTTCTTTCAACAATAGTCTTAACTACAGCACTATCTCTTGGAGCAAAAGTATCCGGTAACTCCGTACTTGTATCAGTTCCTCCCTTTCCCTCTCCCAATACTCCTTGCACAACATCAGTAGTATAAACAACAGATGCTGGAACTAATTTTCCTTCTTCATTTTCTACCAGATTAGAATTTTTCAATAATACAGCAAGTTCTTCTCCAACTATTTCTACAACATCTTTTCCATCCCATCTTGAATTTATTCTGGTAATTTGAAAATCATTCATAAATTTTACCCCCGACCCATACCCCATATACAATGAAAAAATATTTCCTTCAAAAAACAACGGATTCTCCGTAAATCTTCCATTAGAATTTTCAAGCAATAAACTCGCCTTATCTAATTGATCCATATGATCTTCATAATACATTTCTTCAACGGCTTTTATTTCTTGACCTTTCAATCCTGTTCCAGTCAAATTATAATCACTCATTTTAACTTGCTGCAATCCAGCAAATCTTATTGCAAATCTCGGAACAAACTTCATCGCCCAAATTTCCTAAATACCTCATTTGGATTTGGAATCCAAATAACCTCTCCAACAGGAAGTATAAAAGGATCATCTAAATATTCTGCATTTGCATCGGCTATAATCCACCATTTTTTTGCATCACCATATAATCTGTGCGCCATAATATCTAATCTATCAGATTCCTTTAATACATAAGAAAACATATCTGATTTCTTAAACTGAACTAAAAATCGTAATCCACTCATAGAAATGATATTTCCATTAGAATCCTCATAATCAAAAATTTCTTCTGACATATATCTTGAATTTCTCATATAGATGAAACTCCATATTCCTTTAATTCTAAATCTACTTCTGCTCGAATCGGAGTTAAACCCTCATCAAACAAAGTATATCGTGTTTTCATACTCGTTATTACACAATCCATCGTTAATTGACTCCCCCAAACAAAAATTAAAACTCTTGGAGGAAGAGATACTCCAGAATCTTCATTCTCTCTTGGGAGAAAAACTTTTAACAAACTTATTACAGGTTCAACTGAAGCCTTTGAAAATTCCGGAATCGAAAAATGAGAAAGCATTTCTTTAGACCAATCAATAGGCAAATTTCCAAATAATCTATTTGAAATATGATCTATATTAGAAATCATATTCAATAATTCCGGTGGAATTAAAACTATTGCCCTTCCTATTTCACCAATAACTGGAGAAGTTGAAGATACATCAAATAATAACTTCAAAGAAAAAGTGGTGCTTTTCCCTCCAACATATTGCAATACTGGTTTTGCACTCCCAGGAAAACTATGTTCAACAAATGAAACTTCCTTCTTAAATTCCAAAATCTCTGGATTATACTGAAATGTAAATGCTGCATCCATATATACCCTCGAAAAATCAGGTTCTCCCGTTCCAAGAACTCCATAAGGTATAAGTTTACCCTTATTGATCCTTTTAACATAACTTGGAGCCGCAAAAATATCTCTTTGCAATGAACCAAAACTTACAGGCAAAATTATCTCCTATCAAATAATCCAGACCTACGATTTATCTCTTCAATATGATCCTCTAATTGGCTTATACCATCATCAAAAATTCCAACAATATCTTTAGAAGTCTCCAATTTTGGAACTACAATATGAAAAGTAATTGACCCAATAGTCAATACTGGATTTTTCTGGGACTGATCCAATCCTTCTTTATATTGAAACAAAGGTATTTTTGCTGGTTGCACAGGAGAAGGAGAAGACTGTATCGGAAGTCCTGTAGTCTCATCTAATCCTGCAATTCCCCGCATAATTGCCAACCTTTTGCCTAAATCAAGAGTATATTGATCCCTTGTACTAATATTACTTTTCAAAGCCGCAGTATTTTCATCGAGTGATCCTGTTATTTCATTTGCCCATTGTTCTCTCATATGTGCTAACTGAGCCAAAGTCTTATCATCTATACTTAATTGAGACAGATTAAATTTTCCCAATTCTAAATTAGAAATCTCTTTTGGAACGTCTGTTTCAAAATCTTTTTTCATTTTATCCCAATCTAAAGACAAACCAAATAAAGACCCAATCGCCCCAAGTAATTTCCCTGAAATCCAAGAAGTAAGTTTCTTAACTTGATCTAAAATCCATCCAAACAAATCACCCCACCAACCCAATTTATGACCAACATAAACTAAAGCCGCTCCTAAAGCCACTATACCTAATACAATTAATCCTTCAGGTGAAAACAAAAATGCTCCAACAGTTGTAACAAGCCCAGTAAGTACCTCCCATAACCATGTAAGTGCTCTTGCTAATGATGCTACTCGAAGGGACAAAAGAAACGTTGCAACAGTATTCAATTTAGTAAGTATCCAATATGCCGCCTGTAAAGGCACTAAAATTAAATATTTTCCAATTATCATCCCAAGCCCATTATAAAACATTTTCAAAACACCTGTTGCTATCATTAAAATTGGAACTCCTGCAAGGAAAATCACAAATAACTGTCCTAATTCCGGTTGTTGATCTACAACATGAATTATCCTATTTAGCCACTCAGTAAACCCCGAAATAATATCAGTCAAAGGCCCACTTGCAGTTGCTCCAAGCATCCCTCCAAACAATTCTACTGAACCTGTCAATAATTGAATCTTTCCCCATAATGTATCAAGTATTTGACTTGTATACCTTGTAGCAACTCCATGAGCCGCCTGAATATCTCTTTGAAGTTGTCTTACAGCCTCTATACCAACCTTATCAGCATAATGTATTCTATCAATAGCAACTGCTAATTGAACTCCCATTCCTTTCAAAATTCCAGAATAAGCCTCAGTTTGTTCTGCCGCAGTCTTAAACCTTGCTTTTGTTTTATCTATTATTCTTCCCATTATCTCCAAAAGTGGAAAATACTCTCCTGTGGCTTTATCTCTCAAATCATCCATACTTAATCCAAGTTGTTGAACATACCACAAAGGACTTCCAACCCGTCTACCTCGACTTGAAATTGCTCCTGCTTGAATACGTCTAATATATCTCTGCAAGATACTAATACGTCTTATAGTGGCATTTATCACCATCCCAGCCTGAGCAGGAAGAAGCCCTATCTGCCTTAAAACACCACCAAGAGCCAACATTTCTGAAAGTGAAGATTTCATCAATGCCGGTCCCGCTCTTAATGACCGAAGAAAAATAGGCAATTTTTCCATGTGAAACAAAGTTCGCTTAACTGTAGCCCCTAATTCATCTACTATCTTCATAGATTGACTTGTCTGAAGATTAAATTTTCCTAATACTGCAACAAGAGCCTCTCCAGCCTGTCCTAAATTTAATGCTCCAGCAGTCATTGTAGTAAAAGCCTCAACAGCAGGAAAAATAGCCTCCAACTGTTTAGAAGTAGAATATCCAGCCGAGGCTATTTCATAAAGTCCTTTTATAACCTGTGTAGGCGAAAATTCAGTCAACATAGCAGTTTGTCTTGCAAATCTCATCATCTCCTTTCTAAAACTTTCCATGTTTTTTGTGCCTCTTTGGGCAACAAAAACCAACTTCTCCATATACAATTCAAAATCTCTCGCCTGTTTTATCGGAAAATACATTGTAGTCATAAGAGTTGCAACTCCAGCCAAAACTCCCATCAATCCCTTTCTCAACCCAAGAGTAAATGCTGTTGTTCTTACCTCTAAAGCAGTTATTTTTGTTTTCAGATAAGTAGCCGCAGTTCCAGCCTTTGTAAAAGCAGAGGCCAATCCAGCCCCCGCTTCTTTAGCCTTCAATTTTAATTTTACAAATGCACCCTCCAATTTTAACAAAGTAGACTGCATTTGTTCTGCACCACGAGTATAAAACATAAGGCCCATGCCAAACATTTTAGGAGTCATTTTAACCCTCCCTGCATGGCTTTGAGCCTTTTATTATCCAATTCATTTAACAACTCCGCATATTTTATTCTTAACCAAATAGGCAAATTCAAAATATCATTTTCAGCCCATCCAGTAAGCATAGCAATATAAACAATCTCTCTATATAAATCCTCCGAGTTTATTTCCCAACGAAAAAATTTGATACATCCATCATTGCTTCAAATTCATTGCCACATTCTATACAAGTTACACTTATCATAGGATTAGGCCCCGGAGTAGCCTTATCTAATTCTCCTCTAATTTTGTCTCTATCCCTTTTAGTCAAAGATTTGAATACTGTATCTGTAATTCTTTCTAAAGTTCCAAATCTTTTACAACACCGCAAAAACATTGCAGTTGAGGCTTTTGCTGGATTTTCTCTTGCTAAAGAGGTTATGGCTTCTTGAACTCTTCCTGTAGGAAATTCAATTTCTAAATCTTTATGAATAGTTCCTTTTTCATCCATATATCCCCCATCCAAAGTTATTTCTACAGACCTTGGATTACCATTTTCTAAACGAGTCACTTCTATATCATCAATATTTATATCTAAAGTCAAATTAGATTCACACCTCGGACAAGGTAAATTCATTTCCACACTATCCCCAAAACTTATCTTTTGAAGCATCAAAACAAGATAATCCCTATCACCGCCAAGCAAATTTCTAATGTCTTCTCTTGTAGGCTTTTTCTCTCCAATACTTGATACTACAGAAAACAGCAATTCCGTAATCAAATTATTTCTATTCCTTTGAACTTTCTTTGAAGCAAGAATCTCTTCATCATATCCTGTCATTTCACGCATAACAACCTTATGCTCAATTTTCCCATCAATCTCATACCCACCAGGTAATTCAACTTCATGCTCTCGATAATTTTTCATTTTACTTCCTTCCTTTTATACTACTGAAACAACTTCTTCAAAACCATTATGCTCTACAGCAAGTTCATAAAAAGCAACTTCATTCCTCATAGCATCAAAACCTGAAATCGAATACTCTGATACCCATGCTCCAAATATATTCCACCTTTTAACTTCTTTATCCAAAAATCTATCCAACAATACCACAGACAAATTTCTCTTGAATAAAAAAGGTGGCATTTCTCTATTCTGAATTTGATACCGTGATGCAAACCAATTCCATAAATCATAATCTGAAACAATTCCCCTTTTCAACAAAATAGGAGAATATGAAACTCGCCCTGGCAATTTATATTCTGTGAAATTTTGTCCACCTTCTCTAACTCTTAAAACATCTACTTTTGCTCTTAATCCCTTAACTTGATTAAACCCGCCAGATACAATACCATCAATCATTACTCCAAACTTAAAAGACAAATAAGGATTCTTTGTCTCTCCAAACCATCTACCATAAACAGTAGAAATTGTATCCCCTATTCCCATTAAGGAATTACCTCTTTGAACCCTTCATTTTTCAAAGTTATAGTCTTAATCAAAACATCATTAGCAGTTGCATCAAAATCTCCAAGAGAATATCCACTAATCCACGTCCTATAAACCTCCCATTTTCTAACCTCTGAACCATCTTTATCTAAAAGAACAATGGCAATATCCTTCTTATATTCCGGTTCAACTGGACTTCCTTCAACTCCAAATTCATCCACTAAAGAAAGCCAATCCCATAATTCAGTATTTCCTGTTGGCATAATTCCTCTTTCCAATGTTATATCATCATAAGTCGTCAAACCAGGTTGTTTCCTGAATGTCATTTCATCTGGGCCTTCTCTATACGTAATTTCCTCAGAAGTTCTATTCAATCCTGAAACCTTTTGAAATCCAGCGTGTTGGATTCCAGCCCATTCAACTCTAAACTTTGAAGATTTATACGGGTCTTTTCTTGCAACAGCCATTCTTACCCCTCCTTAAATTACATTGAAGCCAATTCTCTAACCAACCTTCCTCCATCCCACAAACCAATCTGAATAATAACAAATTCAGCAGGCTTCACTGGAGCCACACCAATCTCAACATGAACTCTCCCCAAATCAATTTCACTTTGAGGATTTGTCGTTGAATCACACTTAACATAAAATGCCTCTGAAGGCTTAACTCCCTGTAAAGCCCCTGTTCTCCAAGTAGACAACAAAAATGCTTGAACTGAAAGCCTCAATTTAGACCATAACTTTGAATCATTAGGTTCAAAAACAGCCCACTTAAGTCCATCAGATATTGACTCTTCAATGTAATTCAAAGTCCTTCTAACAGGAATATACCTGTAATTTGAATCCGAAGAAAGAGTTCTCGCTCCCCAACAAACATTCCCTATTCCCCGCAAAGAAATGCAAGAATTTACTTTTGCCGGTAAAAGTGTATCAATATCCGTATCAGTAACTACTTGTTGAAATTGTCTAACTCCTCTCAAAACTGCCAAAGTACCCGCAGGAGCCTTATGTACACCTCTCGAATCATCAGTTCTTGCTATCAATCCAGCAATATGCCCCATCAAAGGCACATAA